ATTTACAGGAGCACCATCAAGTAACTCAGGTAATAACATTTTTGTGTACTACTTGTTTAGAACAGTGGGTACAGTAAGCCATCCAAGTAATAATGCGTTACAGGCAACGAGTGGTACATTTACGGGTAATGTAATCATACCTAATGCAGGTAATATTGGTAGTGCAAGTGATACAGATGCCATATCTATATCAAGTGGTGGTGTTGTTACTTTTAGTCAAAATCCCGTTGGTGCATTTATTTCTGAAGCTGATATGTTTAGATTAACTGCTAATAGTGGTGCTGCAGACCCAGTATCATCTAATTTAGAAAGAGTTGATGATGCTTCATTTTCCAAAATAGGCACTGGAATGTCTCTTAATAGTGGTATATTTAGTTTTCCAAGAACTGGACTATATTTAGTAAGAGTAAATGCTACTGGTCAAGCCATTAATAGTGATAATATAGAGATAGATATATATGCTACTCAAAATAATTCCTCTTATGACTTGATTGCAATATCTGTTGGTAGTGGAGATGATGCTGTAGGAACTACAAGTATTTCTGCTGAATCATTTGTCAATGTAACAGATACCTCTAATGTAAAAGTAAAGTTTGGTTTTTCAAGTATTAGTAGTGGAAGTGCAATACAAGGTGTAACAGACTACAATGTAACTTCTTTTCAATTTATAAGATTAGGAGAAAGTCAATGATGAAAAAAGACTATTTTCAATTAGCCTTACATACTTTTAATGGTGGTAATTGGTATGGTTGGAAAAAAGAAGATGATGATGGTAACAAGATACCTAATAGTGAACGGATGCAATATAAATATATTGAGATTATAAAAGAGGGTGCAACTATGCCAAGTGAAGCAGATATAAATGCAAAGATACAAGAATTTAAAGATGCAGATACTGCAAAAGTAAATGCTAAAATATCAGGTAAGAAAAAACTGAAAGACTTAGGTTTATCTGATGATGAAATAAATGCATTGATAAGAGGATAAATAATGGCATTAACAAAAGTAATAGGAGCAGGTGCAGAGGGTTTAACCTTATCAAGCACTAGTCTTACAATAGCAAATGGTTTGACCCTTACTGATGGTGATGTAACTTTAGCATCAGGTCATGGATTAAATTTTGCTGCGACTGGAGATAGTGGTGGCAGTATGGCATCAGAGCTTTTCCATGACTATGAAGAGGGAAGTTGGACACCAACAGTACCTACTGCTACTGGCTATTCAAATCAAACTGGTCGCTACACAAAGATTGGTAGAATTGTACATTTAATGTTCAACATACAAACATCATCCACTTCTGCTGCAACTAACGAATTACAAGGACTTCCATTTGCTTCAGCTAATACTGGTCAATCAAATGGTGCAGTCAGTATAGGTTATTATTCAAATCTTAGCACATCATTTACTTGGATATCAGGATATTTACCAAATAATTCAAGTGTAGTTTATTTTAGTGGTAATAGTGCAAATAATGCAACCATACAACATAATTCTGTAAATGTTTTTGCAGGTACTTCAAGAATATTAGGAACAATAATATATCAGACAGCAGATTAGGAGTTTTAAAATGGCAATAACAAAAGAATCACAACTACCAAAAATAGAAGTTGTGAACGAATGGAACATACAAGTTGTAACAGATACTGTTATAAAAGAAAATGGCACTGAAATTAGTAGGTCAAGACATCGCCATGTATTAGTACCTTTTACGTCATCAAGAAATGAAGATGATACATGGACACATACTGATACAGATATAAGTGGAGAAGCAACTAGTGTTCAAGCGATTGCAAATGCTGCATGGACAGAAGATGTAAAGACTGCGTATAAGACGTGGAAAGAATCACAAGAGGTATAAACAATGGCATATATAGGAGTCAGTCCATCTAACGGAGTTCGTAGGGTTCACACCTACACTGCCACAGCATCGCAGACCACATTCAGTGGTGCAGGTGCAGAGGGTACATCTTTAAGTTACAAAGACAGTAACTTCGTAGATGTGTACCAAAATGGTATCAAGTTAGGTGACGCAGACTATACATCAACAAGTGGTACATCAATCGTACTCGCACAAGGAGCATCCGTAGATGACCTCGTAGTGGTCGTGGTATTTGATGTATTCTCGGTAGCAGACACTGTAAGTAAAGCAGATGGTGGTACGTTTGATGGTATAATAAGCACAAGCTCTGCAGGAACAAACAATTTAAGAATAGGTGCTAATGCAGGTGATGCCATAGCAAGTGGTGGTAATTATAATGTGGTTCTTGGAGATGAAGCAGGAACAGCAATAACTACAGGAGACAACAACGTAGCAGTGGGTTACAATGCTCTTGCAACAAATACTACAGCATCTACCAATACAGCAGTGGGTTATCAAGCAGCGTATAGCAATCAAACTGGTGTAGGTCTCACTGCATTTGGTGCTAATGCTTTGTACTCTACAACTGCAAGTGATAACTGTGGTATTGGAACAGATAATCCCGGAAACTATGCCGCTGCGTTAGAGAATAATACTACTGGTCGTTTTAATACTGCTGTTGCTACAGGTGCTTTAGGTTCAAATACTGAAGGAAATTATAACACAGCAGTTGGACACAGTGCAGGTGGTTCTGTTACTACTGGAGACAACAATGTAGCAGTAGGATTTGAAGCACTAACAACTGAAGATACTGGACAAAACAATGTAGCTATTGGATATCGTGCTATGAAAGTAGCAAATTATGATGGTGCAGGAAACAATGTAGCTGTCGGTGCTGATGCAGGATTATCAATGACTACAGGTATTTTTAATACGTTTGTTGGAGCTTTTGCAGGAGATGCTCACACTGTAGGATATAACAATGTAGCAATAGGTACTAATGCTTTAGGTGCTGATGTTTCTAGTAGAGGAACTATTGCAATAGGTGCTGCAGCTTTATCTAGTCAAAATACGACAAATACAGATGCTTACAATGTAGCAGTAGGATTTGGTGCAGGAGCAGACCTTACAACTGGTGAAAGAAATGTATTGCTTGGTGCTATTGCAGGAGAAGAAATAACTGATGCAGATGATTGTGTCGGAATAGGTTTTAGGTCTTGTGGTGGTAATGCAGGTTCAGCAACAACTGGACATGATAATATTTGCATAGGCACAGATTCAGGAGAAGCGTTAACATCAGGAAATAAAAATTGTTTCATGGGAAAAGGTGCAGGAAATGTTTATACTACAGGCTATCAAAATATATGTGTAGGACATGGTTCAGATGGTAGTGCTGCTGATAGATACTTAGAATACGTTATTGGTGTTGATTGTACTTCGGCAGGATATGATGGTCTTATTACGATTGGTGTAAGTAATGGTTCTGATAGAATTTATAATAATTTTAAGAGTAATGCTACTTGGACAAGAGTTTCTGATGAAAGATATAAAAAAGATATAACCGACAACACAGATTGTGGTTTAGATTTTATAAATGATTTAAGACCAAGAACATTTAAATGGAAACCTTTAGCAGATGTAGATGAAACATTACCTGATTATGACCCTACCAAAACCACTCATAGTTACCCAAATAAACATTATGGATTAATTGCACAAGAAGTTAAAGCAACTCTTGAAGCACATAATATAACAGATTTTGGTGGACATGATGTAATTGAAGATAGTGGTATTCAAGCCATATCAGAGCAAATGTTTGTACACCCACTAATAAAAGCAGTTCAAGAATTATCAGCTAAAGTAACTGCACTTGAAACAGAAAATGCAACACAAGCAACACAGATTGCTGATTTGATTAGCAGAGTGACAGCATTGGAGAACGCAGAATGACCAAAGCAGCAGAATTAGCAAAGATGGGTGAAGTCATAACCAACGACCAAATAGGAGGTCGTAGAAACGTCATAATTAATGGAAGTCAACAGGTGTCACAAAGGGCAACCTCAGTAGCTGATGTCGGTGGTTCTCAAGGTTACTTTTGCACAGATAGATTTAAAAGTACACTTTCAGGAACTGCTGCAAGATATACTGTTTCTCAAGACTCTGATGCTCCTGCAGGTTTTAGTAAAGCCTTAAAATATGATGTAACTACTGCTGATACTTCCGTAGCTGCTGATGAGTTTCATGCAATATCATATAGAGCAGAGGGTCAGGATATTTCTCATTTTGAATGGGGAACAAGTGATGCAAAGAAATGTACTTTTAGTTTTTATGCAAAAGCAACTACTGCACAAACTGTTGTTGTAAATTTTGTTAGAGCAACAACAAGTGGTACTTCAAGAAGTGTGTCAAAAGCATTTAGTATAACAACTTCTTACCAAAGATTTACTTTTACTTTACCTGCTGATACAGGTGGTGATGCACAAGTAGAAACTAATGCTGAAGGATTCGCAATACATATTGGATTAAATATGGGTAGCAACTTTACAAGTGGCACACTAAACGAAACATGGGCAAATTTTACAAATGCCAATAGATTTGTAGGTGTTGGAAATTTAGCATCTAGTACAGACAACAACTTTTTTATCACAGGAATACAACTGGAAGTAGGCTCACAAGTCACACCATTTGAGCATAGGTCATTTGGGGAAGAACTAGCTTTGTGTCAGAGGTATTATCAGTTATTTGGTTCAGGAACTAACAAGCCAATTTCCAATGCTTCGGCTTATAATGCTGGTCAGATGTCAGGAGTGATACCACTTCCAACTCCAATGAGAGCTACACCAACTATAGACGAAACAAGTGGTTCTAATTATTTTAGATATGTTTCTAATGCAACAAACTTTCATGTTAACGACCTTGACCTTGATATCTCTACTAATGAACGAGTTATTTGGTACAAAGGAACTTCAGGTTTAACAGGTGGTAGTGCAGGTTGGATGCAGACAGCCGATGCAAGTTCTTATTTTGCTTTAACTTCTGAATTATAGAGGTAATAAATGATAAATACAGTTAAAAAAAATACTAGTCCAATTACAGGACAATTATGTAGTTATAGGGTTACACAAACCAATTCTGACATAATTAAATCTGTACCACTAGACCCTGCCAACACAGACTACCAAGCAATCCAAGAATGGGTAGCTGAAGGCAATACAATACAAGAAGCAGACTAATCATGGAAATTGACGCAATGTTATTTTGGAACATAATCCTGACTATGGTCGTTGTACCCTTCGGTTGGGCATTTAACAAGATGTTCCAAGAGGTCAAGCGTATACAGATACTCCTTAACAAGACACGAGAAGAGTATGCACGTAAGGATGACGTTAAGGATGATGTCCACGAGATAATGGATGCGATGAGAAGATTAGAAGATAAGTTAGACAAGATATTGATGGGAACTAAATAATGGCAGTCATACGTACAGACGAACAATTAGAAACGGAAATCGGTAAACTAGCAAGTGGACAACAGGGTGGAGTTCCTCAAGTAACTGCATCAACTCAAGATGTTTCTGATACTACCATTCAAGGCACACAAGACACTATGCTCGGCACAGCACCTGTTGCATCGACAACCGTTGCAGTTCCTGAAAATATAAGACCTGACGCACCAACAGCAACAGTAGGTGCAGGACAACTTACACAACCACAAGCAACCATACAACCACAAATAGGAACTATGGACACTGCACAAATAGCAGAAAGAACCTATGTGGGTGACATACAAGGAACAGTTAGTCAAGGGTCTATAGCAACAGCACCGACACAAGAGCTTGATGAAAAAGCAACCACAAGATTCCAACTAAAAGAATTACTTTCTAGTCTAGACGAAGGCACTGATGTACCTGCTTGGGCATCCCCTGCAGTCAGAAAAGTAACAGCTATCATGCAAGCGAGAGGACTTGGCTCATCAAGTATGGCTGCAGCGGCAATGACACAGGCTGTGTTGGAATCAGGAACAGTGATTGCAACTCAAGATGCGAACAAGTATGCCACTATACAATTACAAAATTTATCAGGACAACAAAAGGTCTCATTACAAAACGCACTGACTTATGCAGCTATGGACAAAGCTAATCTATCTGCAAGATTACAAGGTGCAGTAACAAACGCACAGTCTTTACTAACAGTAGATGTAAAAAACCTTGATTCTCAACAAAAAACAAACACAATAAACTTCAATGCTTTGACTCAAGCGTTATTTAAAGATTCTGCTGAAACAAATGCAAGACAACAATTCAATGCAAAAAATCAGTTACAGGTTGATCAATTCTTTTCTGAACTTGAAGCACAAGTTGAAACAGCAAACGCTAACAGAGTATCAGCACTCGCACAGTTTAACGCAGGTGAAGCTAACGCACAGACACAATACAACACAACGTTACAAGATGCACGGGATAAATTCAATGCAAACATGCAATATGCAATAGATCAATCAAACGTGCAGTGGAGACGACAAGTAAACACAGCCAACACAGCGTTACAAAATGAAACAAACAGATTAAACGTGCAAAATTTGTACAATGCAAATCAAAATTCACTCAATAATCTCTGGCAAAAGTACAGAGACAATGCTTCTTGGAATTTTCAAAAGTCAGAGTCATACTTGCAAAGACAACACGAGATTGGTATAATGGCTATGGAGTTTGCAAATTCTAAAGAGATTTACGATAAACAACAAAAAGATAATCTGGCTGCAGGTGTAGGAAACTGGATCGCAGCGTGGATGGGAAGTAGTTAATAATGAATTTAGGAACTATGGTTGCAATAGGTGCAACACTTTTAGGTACATTTGGTGGTGGATCTGGGGAATCTGCAAGTACAAGTGGCAGTGGTGGAACTAGTGATGCTTTAGGTTTTATTAAAAAGGGAGCAAAAGCTTTTAATTTAATGAGACAGGGTGGATCAGGTTATGGTGACACACCTGCTCCGTTTGCAACAGATGTTGCTTTTAAAGATAGTGGCTCATACTATAAAAAATTTGGCTCATCAAAAAGTGCATCTGTATCAACACCCCAGTTTTCTCCGTACAGAACTCAAAATGTAGACGTAAATTCAGCAATAACAAACTTGTATGCTAACGCACAAAATCAACAGATGAGACAGCTTTTAGCACAATATGGTGGGCCAGTGCCAACCACGTTGCAACAAGGTAGAAAAACACAAGCTTTAGAACAAGCATCATTAGGCACAATAAACGTATAGAGGTGTAACATGGAAAATATGCCTGCAAAAGGGTCTATAGAAGCCAAAGATCCGTTTGCTTCTGCACCCCCCGGACATTCACTTACAGAAGATATATCTAAATGGGCATGGGGTAAACCACCACAAGATGTAGATCCTGAAGTTGTACTACAAAAAGCTGTAAACTCTTTGAAACAACCGATGGTAAAAGAAGAAATGATGAAGCTTCTTATAGTCGGTGTATCTGTTGAAGTAATGGTGGAAGGATACATACTACAAGGATTTCAAGACGGCAGGTTTAATCCTGACGTAGGGTTATTAATTAAAGGTCCTTTATCCTTGTACATAGCCAACATGGCTGAAGAAGAAGGTATACCATACAGGTTGTTTGAAAACGCAGATGCTCTAGAAGAGGGTAAGATGGATGACAAAACGTTCTTCAGAATGATGCAACAAAACAACCCAGAGATGTTTACTTACGTTAGGGAGACTATTAACGCAGGTATTAGAAAAGGTTTATCACCTTCTGCACCAGACGAAGAAAGTTTTATAGAAAAGAAGGAAACTAAATAATGGGTTTTGCATCAGCATTTGCATCAGGTCTTGTCAAAGGTTTTCATCAAAACATTTTGAACGAACAGAAAGCACGAGCCAAAGACGAAGAAAAACTGGATGGCTACAGACAACTTCTAATGAAGTCTGTGTTGTCAGGTGATGACGTTAACACAAGTGCTATCAATGCTGTGAAAGACATGATTAAGTCTGGCGAGAAGCAATTAGAAGATAGAGAAGGCATAGATATATTTGGTCGACCGAGTGAAAGACTCAAGATTGATATGTTGGATATGGCAGGATTTGTAAACAACACGAATGATACTATAATGATAGGTAGTGTTGCATTTCCTAAACCTAAAAACTACGATGACAAAGCTGTGGTAGGTAAGCCGGGTGTAAGAGCATCCATGATTTTTGACAAATTGAATAGTTTAGGTAAAAATAAAATACAAACTATGTTTTCTAATTCTGAAGATTTAATGGCTCTTAAAAACTTTTATGATGCTAACGTTTCTTTTTTCTTAAAAGATCAAGTGTTTGTAAAAGATCAAAAAGGCATTGTTTTACATAAAGGACCTAGTGAATTAATACCTGTACACAACTGGATGAAAACTTTAGTTCCTACAAAAAGTGATTATCAAAGTAAAGTAGAAACTTTAAAAGGTAAAAATATATTAGCTAACAGCGAGTTTTTATTACCAACAGGTTTTAAAGATGTTCTTGGAGACGCAGACGCTGTAACAACCCCTGAAAAGTTAGGCTTAGATAATCAAGAATTAAAATCTTTGAGTGGTTTAGCAGAGTTACAGGGGTATACAGATTTAGGTGAGTTTATATACACAAGTGCCAGTCTATATACAAAGCCTGCAGATTTTATTGAAGGCATAAATCACACTGCTGCACTTTTTAAAATGAACGCACATCAACCACGATCTATGCAAGAAAGAAGTGAGATAGGTAAATACTTAACCGACAATGGGTTTGGTGATGATCCCCTCAAAGCTGCATATATAATGTCACCTTTAGTTGTTAACAAGGCTGATTTGGCAAGTATGGAATTAAAAAAATATGGCATGATTCCTAAAATGAATAAAGATAATTTTAATGAAAATTGGAAAAAACTAACAGGTAAAACACTTGATAAATTTGATGAAATATACAAAGCAACAGGTGAAGCAGAAGCAAAGTTAATTAGGTTTAATAAACTTTTATCACAAGCAACTTTAAAACCTGAAAATTTTGTAACAGAAACTTTTAAATTTGTCAGATCTATATTTGGAGAAACAGGTACAATAGATCAAATCTTAGGTTTGATAAAAGGTGTAGATGACACAAATAGATCAGCTATAAAAGAAAGATTAACTACTGAATTCGCAAATTACGATCAAACTACGGATCAAGGTAAATTACTGGCACAATTAGCTGTTTTAAAATATACAATCGCTGCTGATTTAGCTAGAGCCGAAGATGATCAGGGAAGATTGTCAGATCAAGATTTACAACGTAACTTAAATAAACTGGGTACATTTGGATTTGGTACGTTAGAGGATGCTAGAACATCAGCCAAAGAAGTTCTTTTTGATGTACAAAGAAGGTTGAAAAACTTAGATGTAATTAATGAAGTTAGAACTAGAAGTGAAAGTTCTAGATTTGTAAATTTAGCTGACAGAAAGCTTTTACAGGGCGATAGAATGGCTAGAAACTCAATATTACAATACAAGAGAGATAACCCTGATTTAGCTAAAATGGCAGAAGTAGCTTCAGGAATAAACTACGATGATCTATTTGACGAAGAAAAGTATGAAGTTGATTTAGATTTAAAAGGTAAAGAGGGTGGAGTTGTTTATCAAAATAAACAAACAGGTAATTATATAGTAGCTGACCCTAGCACTAAAAAAGTTTTAAAAGTTTTAACTAATGAAAATCAATACTTTGAACACGTAGAGATGAAATCCATGTCAGACCTTGAACCTGAAATAGATTCAGGAGGAGAGGTAACATCTACAACACCATCGCCATCACCTAATTTACCTAGTCAAATAGAAATACAAAATCAAAATCAAATCGTAACAGATAATGATGGCAATCAGACAGTTAATGGTCGCAAGGGTAGATTAGAAGTACAGGGTCAACCACCCAATGAAAAATTAATTTTTATATTTGAGTAATCATGCAACAAAATTTACAAGTACAAAACGTTCCTGAACAATTTCAAGAAGCCGTAAAAGCAGATATTGAAAAAAGAAAAGCAGATCCTGTAGATTTAAGGTCTGAGTTTGAAAATATCATAAATAGTACCAACATTCAGGATATACAAAATAAAGGTGTGGACATGATAGGTAAAACTATCGTGACTCCTAATTTATTAGATAAAGCAAGAAAAGATAATTCTTTAAAAACAAAGCTATTTTTAGACTACAAAAAATCTAAAAAACCATTTGTACAAGATCCTACAAAACCTGTAGTTGGATTAAGTGGTGTAGATTTTTCTAAGATAGATACATCTTCGTTTGATTCTGAATTAAAAACTACCGATGATTTTAAGCAACTTATAGATTCTGTAAAAGATAGACAAGCTATTGCAAAAGTATTTGGGCCTAACTCTTTAATACCTTTAAAAGGTAAACAGATGATTGTTGACATGTTTCAGACAGGTAGCATGTATGATGAGTTGTCTAGAGCAGTTAAGTCTATTCCGGGGGATGTGTTAAGATTACCTAACCTACTATACATGATACAAGCAGGAGGAAGAGCAGCAGTTCATGGTGCTTTAAACAAAGAAGATGGAGCTACAGGTGCTAAATTTGCACAGTTAATGAATAACCCTATGCTTGTAAAATATAATGCGGCCCTAAATTCAAACGTTGTAACAAGAGACGCAGCCAGTAGAATACAACAGTGGTACAAAGACACTTATGTAAAACAGTTTGGTGAAGATGCTTACAAAGCAGATCATCAACAAATGTCATACAAAACAGTGGAAGGCAGGATAACACCTGAATTTGATCAACAAGGTAATATTGTGTATACCACACGTGACTTAGATATGGGTGTTGCAGCAGATCTGCTAGATTTAAGTTACAACAAATTAACTGGCACAGAAAAATCAGCTTTGTTTTTTAGTTCGATCGCACCTTTAACTATGCCGTCTAGGATAATGAGATCATATGGTTCTTTAAAATTATATGAGAAAGTATCTAACGAAAGAGAACAAAACGCTGAAGGCACACGTGGTAAAAGTGACTATGAAGTTTTAAATGATATAAAAAATCAAAAAGGCAAAACTGCTTGGAAGTATTGGCGAAAAGGTTGGCAAGCAATATCCATATCTGGAGATAAACAAAGACTTGTAGAAGCAGACAATATCATGGAACACACTGCTAATATAAGCAGATATGACAACGATATTACATCATATACAGATGAAATAGCTTCTTTAAACACAAGAATAAAAAGAGAAAACTTAGCTTTAAAACAAGCTCCTAACGAATTAAAAACTGATATAAAAAATAATATTAATTTGTTAAATGAAGATCTTAATAAAACTACTCTTCTTCTAGCAAAAACAAAAGACGCACGAAAATCTTATGTAAGAAAAGCAGGAACAGGAAGATTTGACAATCCATATCTTAGAGCAGTTGCTGTGGATGATGTTCTTATATCTTCAGCAATGGGTTATGGTAGTGAATTTTATGGGTGGATGAATCAAGAGTATTTTGGTTCAGATCCTGATAGTGAACGATACGCTGAAATGATGATAGGTCTATTTGCTCCTTTCGTCACACCAAGTCTTATACCTCTTGCAGCAAAAGGAACTGTTGCCATAGCTAATATAGCATCAGGTGGTGAAGGCGTAAAAGATATGGCTATGGCTTTACAAAATTCAAAGTGGTTGCCTATGATAAAGCCGGGGGATTTATACAACGGTGACGAAGTACGATTTGGAAAGATAATAGAAGAAATAAATATACGAGAAGGTAAGCAACTTACAAAACCAACCAAAGAACAGATGGAATCTTTTCGTATATTCTCAAATATATTCAGAAATATGCGACCTGAGTTTAGAGAAAAAGCGTATTCATCTATATTAAGATACAACAGATCTATGGACACGTTTGAGTCAGAAATGAAAAGAATATTTTTGAAAGAAGATGGCACTGTAGATGACCAATTAGTTGCTCAAAACATGTCCTCACTACAGTTGAGTATGGCAGAAGTCACAGGACTAGCACCCTTAATATCATATTATAACAGAGTCGGAAATAGCTTTTCATCTAGTGAAGCTGTAAAGAACATAGATGAACTAACAGCTATGGCTCTTGCACAAGAAGATAAGTTGAATGGTGTAGGTGTTTTATTGAACACAATAAAAGAAAGTATACGAAAAACAACAGGTAGTGACATAGACGCTAACACAGAATTATCTCAAACGTTTACGTTCATGGAAAACATGATTGCTAACAACAAAACTAGATTAAACAAAGAAAAGCAACATATTACGACAGCTATAGAAATGTTTGAAAAAGATATAGGTATATCTGAAATAAATACAGATACTTTAAATACAGTTGTAAGATTGAAAGGATTTTTAAGAGAAGGTAGAGATTTTGCAAACGAAGCTGAAAGAGGAAACGCTATCGTAGAAACTTATAACAACATAATGACTTCTGCAAATCAAAAGCTTGAAGAGATAAAAGCAAACGCTGCAGACTTGAATGAAAAAGAAATGAAGTTTCAAATACGAAGAGTTGCCGATGTCATGTTTGATATGGAGTATGGTCGTAAAAGAGCCGAAGCAAGTGGATTTTACAAAGACATAGATAAGTTTGCTGCAGATAATAATATAAAAATAGATTTTACAGATTTGTTAGAAAAATTTATAAACGCATCAGATGAATTAAGAGACAAACCTCTCACAGAAATATTTGGGAGTGGCACTGATTTTATGAACACAGTCGGCATGCCAATGAAAAAAGCTTTTACTAAAATGGCTACAAACGCTTTGATGAAAACATACAGTCCAGATGCTCTCAAAGGCATTAGACTTACGTTGCAAAAACAAGGCATAAATGTTGGAACAGATTTAGATTTAGCTCTGTACTTAGCTCAACAACAAAGAGACGTAATAAAAGGTGGTGGCATAATAGCACCTGAAAACAAACTTAATTTCTTTGACGGCACAGTTAGTGAAGCAGAAGATATGATGAGATACTTTAGGGATAGAGGTCTGTATTCTGCACGAGTAAAAAATGCTGACGGTAGACAGATCATATCAGATCACATGAGATTAATTGATGAAGCCGTATTAAAAGCAGGTGGTCAAGAGTTATTAGATAAAGTTAAACTGGCTAGAAGTAAATACAGTTCCATTATGGGTGAAACCAATGATGCAGGTTTGAGCTATGGCTTTGACGTTATACAAAACAGAACAAGCAGATCAGGTAGAACTAGAAAAGATAGAGAAAGAATAGACGTAGAGACAGAGGGTAATTATAAGGTTCGTGTAAACAGTAAAAGACCTGAAGCTGTATTTTACAACATAGCAAACTTGTCAGAAAAATTTGTAAAAGCAAAAACTGTAACAGAGAAAGCAGATATACTAAACGACATAGCAGATCAGAAAAATAGATTCATGCACTTCTTGGGTGCTACAATGGTGCGACCTGATGGCAGTGGAAAACCAACATACGCTTTTGATTTAACTAAACCTAGACAAGCAAAAGTAGCCGAGATGGCAGAAAACATACTTACCCTAGCCGTAAACAGGACTTTACGTGGTGGTTTAGAAGAAGATGCAAAAACAATAAAACAAATCGTTGATGCAGGAAAAGGTAACAAGTATGCTAACTTTGATTCACTAGCTCCTGAAAACTATAATTTTGTTCAAGCTATGAATATAACTGAAATAGAAAACAAACTAACTGTTCCTGTTTTAAAAGGATACGAAGCTGACGGAAGACCTATTATAGAAAATAGAAAACTATTGACAGTGACAGATGTCGATGATCTTACTATAGATTTAAAAGACAGACTAAAATCAAGTCAAAAAATGAGATCAGAATATTTAGATTTAAAAAAAGAAATAGAGGATAAAAGCAGTGCAACTAGAATTGCAGGACAAAAGTTAGTTGATGATCAACAGGATGTTCTTTCAAAACTAGAACGAACCACATCTTTTGTTAGAGATCCAAAAAGATTTTTTAAAGAACATTTTGAAAACAGAACTGCCGATGACATAGACAATTTTGTAGATGACTTAGTGTCTCAAGGTATGAAAAGAAGTGATGCGAACCGTGCCTTAAAATACATGTATATGAGAGGTCTGTTTGAGATATCAGGTGAAACTAAAACTTTAAATGCTCTTTCAGAATTTGAAAAATCTCCTGTAAGAAGTGAAATAACAGATGTTCAAAAGTTTGTAAACGCTGTCATAGACGGTAAACAAAAAGAAGTGGCTACACGTGTATTAGGACACGATACTGGACACGTTAAGTTTCTTGAAGAGATGGCTTCGTGGGTAACACAAGCAGGTGGTAATCCAAGAGGATTTGCACCACGAGGAGACACAAAGGGTATGACAGTTGACAACATATTCTCTCGTGTGTTTAACTTAGCAAGAGGTATGGTTAGTCCATTGTACGTTGGAACAGAAATAGCCACACGTTTATTATTAGAAAAGAATCAAACACTTTTATCCATTGCACTAAAAGATAGAGAGTCTGCAAGAGTTTTAGCAGAAATATTAAAAAGACCTGATAGTGTACAAGACACAGATATTAAAACATTAGCTCAGCGAATTAAAATATACGTGGCTGCAGAGATAATACAAAACAAAAATACACAAGGAATAGTTCCAACGTTATCTGAATTTATAGGTTCAGACGATGAAACTGTAATAGGGTCTGAAGAAGATCTAGCTAAACAACAACTAGGTATACCTTCAGAAAGATTTACAAAACAAGAGGTACAGTAATGAAACAATATAATAACGGACAACGCCCACAAAAGATGTATGGTGGTGGTATGGCAATGCCACGTAAACCAATGATGGTTGGTGGACTTGCTCAAAAAAACAGAACTCAAAGTTCAGCTATGCCTAAAACACAAGACGCAATGGGCATGATGACTCAACAAAAAAAGTTTGATATGGGTTATAATCTTGGTGGATCGATTAAAAAGTTTGAAAAGAAAAGCAATGGTGGTAAAGCAGGTGGCATACCTAAGACACCAAAACAAAAAAAGTTTGCGGCCCTAGCAGAACCAAAAGACAGAATAACTTTAGCAGATAGAATAAAAGGTGCTAAAGGCTAAATATAATTCCGTGATCCACTCATTATATCATCACCACATTTCCTAAGATAACGAAGCAATGACGCAACCTGACTTGTGCCACTGTACATAGGCAAACCAGTATTCAACTCTCGTTCGAGATCTTCAGGTTTGACTGCTTCGTAATTCATCTCCACATTCCCCTCTTTATTTAAATACGCTTCTAACACAAATAGCTTTGCTCTAGTTTTTGATTTCATGGCAAGGACTCAACTGACTTATCTGTAAATTGTAACAGTCGGCTTTGAATGTATAGCCGTTGTTATAATCAATATCCCCTTTTCTGTATAGGGTGGCTTCTTTGTAAAAGTTATGCTTGGAGATGCCACCAAGAATCCAAGCCTTACTCATATCTGTAAGTATGCGAACAAACACATACGCATCACAATCTTGTTTAGTTCCATGCAACGCTACAGAACAATCATAGTGGGGTTGTGGTTTAGAGTTGCAACGCTTAGTCTTAACATCTATACGCATCCCATCTTTAACTAGATCATAATCGTATGTATTTATTTGCTTTGCATTAATACTATCAGCAACGACTAACTCACCTATCGCACCTACAACGTTGCTAGTGCCACCTGTAATACTTCCCTGCAATATGCCCACAGTAGAAGCTTTTTCCCTCGCACGGTTCATATAGTCGTTATTGATCGGTATCTCTATCATCAGCTTGCACTCAAGTCCACGACTTCACAGGCATCTGCAGTGCATGCTAACTCACGAGATCCACTTGTATTATCTTCCTTTTCATACATAGAGAACTTAGTCCAGTCGAGTGATGTTGGCACACGCCCATTCCATTCGAGATATTCATCTGCATCTATGTCCTGATAAGGAGCTTGTTGATAGGTGTGATCGGAGAACGGTAAGAATGATACCCCTGATGCAATATCAAAGTTATCATACAACCATGCACCCACTTCCATCCACTCTTCTTCCTTTACAGAAATAGTAACGGATGGTTTGTGTTCACACCAGTTAAGTGCATAGAGTTTCCATAACTCTAGTTGCTCTATTGCACTCATCTCTGTTCTAGTGACTGCACCACTAGGAGATTTCATAGGAAACGAAAACACAGTAACACTATCAGGTTTTGTGATATCAGCTTCAAAAGGTATGCCTTCCTCTTTCATAAATTGTGTGAGTGGATCTTTGTTATCTCCACGCACAGTCCTTATATAAAAAGGATTGTGTCTAGCGTGTATACCTGACGCTGAATCAGTGAGTTGAGATACTGTGCCACTTGGCTTCACGCATGTGATAGCCGAGCTTCTTGGTATGCCAATAGCATCTGCGTACTCTCTGTTTGTATCGATTGCAACTTGTTTCATTTCTTGTAACCAAACCTTTGAGTCTGTCATCTTTGACAGTACACCGTGATCCATGATACCAGTTAATGATACACCAAGCAACCTTTCTTCTTCTGTATTTGTTTTCCAAACTCTACGTAAATATTTTAGGTCTGTAAGAGTAGATTGAAACGTACCTAAGATTGTTGCAACTCTTACCTTTGATCGTAAACTCAATAAGTCATCGCCCTCACGAACTACAACCTCTGATAGATTACAGAACTGATATGGTCTAAGGATAATCTCACTACATGGATTAGTACCCCACATGTGACCAGTCTGTCGTCTACCATTCTTTGCAACTTGTTCATCTGCAGCCTTACGGTTGAACATACCACGTTCGCCTGACTTTGACTCATACAGAGCTAACCACTCTCTCATGTAAGTTTCCATAGCAGGCTTGCCTTTATAAGCCACAGAGTTGTTTGCTAACGCTCTTTGACCGTTGTTGTTCCACCACTCTCCTGCTTTTGCATGAGCCATTTGGTCATCGTTCAAATTAGATAGACTGATTAGTGCAGATCTACGTACTCCACCTACAACAACAACCTCTCCAACTTTGCACATAATATCGTGACATTCTACTGGAAACAACTTTCTTCCTTTTGCACCCTTGAATTTATCAATAGTGAACTTAAATAAGTTAACAAGAGGATCAGGTCCTGATGCTCTCCCACCCATAATCTTCAGCTTTGCACCTGCAGGGCGTATCTTAGATACATCCCAAGAAGGTATCATTCCTGAATAAAGTAAAGCCACAAGCTCACGAAATGCTTTTGCCCACCCTGCTTTACTATCATCCACAACAATCACTACATCAGACTCTTGCATGTTTTCGCTAATGATAGGTAGCTTATCAACGTTCTCTCGTTCAACGCTGAACCCTACACCAGTGCCACACATAAGAATGTACATAGCTTCATCGAAAGATCGTGGACTATCCACTGGCAGATAACTACAGTTGTAACCACAAACGTTATCTCGCTTTAGTGCAGGTCCTGCAGTCATCAATGCTCTCATGGATGGCATGACGCTTAGATTAGTTATATATTCTTCTATGGCGTGCTTATCGTCTTTTTTCATTTTGTAGTTGTGCTTTTCTAACAAAGCTTCTTCCATAAAATCTACATACCTAGAAACTGTTTCACCCCAGTTCTCTCTTCTTCCCTCTTCTTCGAGCCAACGAGCATATCTAGATTTGTGTATGAACTCTTGATAGGATGTTGGTAACATGTTAGACGACATTCTTTTCCCCTTTTTTTATTTTGATTAGTTTGTTTAAATACCATCGTGCTTTTTCTAAATCTTCTACGCCATTCTTGTATGGGTATCTACAAAGATACTTCATAATGTTTCCTTGTAGATAAAATTCAAATCCATCTCCAGTTACAGAAGCTATCATGTCTATAGTTTCTATATTGGTTGCGTTATAATGTGGTGGATGGTCAACCATATTATTCATATCTTCTTCTTTCAATCTCTTTAACATATAATCATAGTACCCTATCAATTTTTGTTACCAAAATCAACTTTAATTACGTTGTCTTTATATTTTATCTTTTCACCGTTTTCATCTTTTATCTCACCGAATATTCTTCTGCTTGTATAATTAAAGGCAAGCTCTGACATACCAAAGTTAAATACTTCTTCACTTTTACCAGTAAGTATCCCTACAAGACCCTCATGTATAATTGATCCAACACTGTGATCCGTTTCGTTTTCATACTTGTTGCCAGTTGTATCGTATGCGTGCATTTTGAACTTATCATCGCCTACATCAGTGAGTATGATGTAATAATGACCTTTTTTTAAATCCATTTGCTTTACAAATTCTCTTATCTCATCTTCATCCATTTTTAAACCACTCCACAGGTATTGACTTCTCTGCCCATCTGAAATCATGCTTGAGACACCAGTCAGCATAGGTTGTTTTACTGCCTTTGTAAATTTTATTACGTGCGTTCATAAAAACAAATCGTATATCAAGATCTTTGTGTTGTTGCTTGACCAAAGCCATTTTCACTCTGTCTGCCTTATCTAGGTGACCTTTCGCTTCTATATAGATATCACTCTCGACTAGATAGAAATCAGGTGTGTAAGTTCTTGGCTTCGGCACATACAAAAACTTCTTGGACTCATACTCAAACTTGACTTTATTATCAGCCAAACCTTTTGCAAGTTGCAACTCGAACCGTGATCTAAATCGTAATCGTTTCATAGTGGCATCCTCAATCCTAACGACTGTATCCGTTTGTTCACGTACCCTGCCAGTTTGGGGGATTGTTTTTCTATTGTAATAAGTTCGTTTGTTAATTGGAATATCGGCAGGCATATCACTTTGCCTTGATTAGTAACGTATCGTATTGTTTGAAATTCATTTTCTACTTTCATTATATCTCGTTGTTCAGTGAGAGAGGTGAGAGTTCCATTGTCTGAAAAGTTTTCACGAAGAGTAAGGGGAATACCTCTTTCATGTTGACGTAAAAAAACAATATCTCTCCCACCCCCAGTCTCCACATGGGAGTCTATATAAACGTGGTACAAGTCCTCGTTTAAATCCATAAGATCTTTTTGATATTCACGAACGTAAATAATTGACATTACAATGCTTTCTTCTTCAATTTAGAGTACCAAACTTGTGGTGGCTGTTTAGCCTTTGATGTTATTCTCTCATGCAACACTGCATCTTTCCAACAGTGTGCCTTAAAACTACACATAGTACAAGGCTTGGGTAATACTTTATTTCCAGTTCTTACCTCTTGTCCATCTAACTTATATGTTTCAAACACATCCTTAAATGGTACTTTGAACTCTAATGACTCATCGGTCAATACTTTAATTCTTTTCTTAGCATCAGCTAAATATTCTTTTCTGTCATCTCCTTGCCACTCAGGTGCTTCAACAACAGCAACTTCTCCACTTGATTTGTTTATAACTATCCACCCACCAAACGGCAATCCAGTTGCTTCTCCATACAGATGACCTTGCATGATGTATCCAAATGGATCATCTTCTTTAATCTTTTCATATCCACCATAACCAGTATATTTAAACTTGTATGCCCACTCACTTGCAGACTTTATATCCCAAACTTTCTCTTGTCCAAACTCATCACGTATAATTAAATCCAACGTGCCACTTACATCTGTTCCATCTATTGTGAGTTTGACTGCTTTCTGTTTAGCCACGATATCAACCCCTGCCTGTTCAAGCACAAGCACAGCAATAGACTCTACTATATCTCCGAATAGAAATCTGAATAAAAGGTTGTAGGGTGTTTCTTGTTCGATGCCACGTTTCTCAAGAAGTTGTTGACAGACTGGTCTGCCTAAACCTGACATACGTATCTTATAACTTTTCTCTTTGTTTAGCTGTACAGTCACAGCATCTTTGCACGAATTGGCAAAGTCCAAAACGGCTTCAGGGGGAAGAGTTACTTCCCCCCTACTAGCACGTTCCATATAGTCTTGGATTTTAAACTGGAGTAGCATTGAAATCGTTCGCTAAATTATCATCTGCTTCTACGATTTGTAGTTTAGATGAATCTCTGCTCTGTTCTAGTACAGACTGATTGGCTGCCTTGACAGTATCAGCAAACTTTTTCATTAACTCCTTATCTTCGTTTGAGATATCAGTTTCGCTTTTGAGAGTTGGCACTGGTGTCCAGTATGTTACCGATCCTCTCTTTTGCTTAGCCGTAGCCATGTTGATCCAACATTTCTGCATGATCTTTTTCTGTTTGGTTAGGCTTTCAATAAAATTCTTCATTGGTACGAACCCTGACTTCTTGAAGTAAGCGACTACTGGGTGGTTCTCAATCTTGACTGGTTCTTTGTTGGCTTTTGTAAAATCGCCACTAATAACACAGTACAATACCTGATTACACACTGCAGTACGTGATCTTAGTTTGACTGGATCATCGTCACTTAGTTTCTCTTCCTCTTGTGCAGACAGACGACCACACTTGTTGCCACCCTCTGTATCAGGAAAGTCGCCTGACATGGTAGGCTTTTGTACAGACTTGCAGGAAAAGTTACCTAGCTCCTGATCAAAAACGCTCCACTCATAGGTTCGTAATATTGGTCTAATTAAAACTGTTTTGGCGTAGACCATTTCGCCTTCATACATCATTTTCCAATCGCCACGAGTAAGTGTCTGACCATCTTCAGTCTCTACATCGTAGTTTATGTTTAGTCTTGATAGACCTTGATTAGACTTTGACGTGGTTGATTGACCAGTCAAGTTCATCAAAGATTCTATATCATCATTACTGAAAGATCCAACAATGTTATCAATTTCAGTATTCATAGTTTGTACGTTTGTGTCCATAAAATTTATCCTTTTCTATTTAAATTAAGGTTAACGTAATCAGAGGTTACAGACTTACTTCAGATAAGTCAAGCCAATTATTTCCTATTTTTAATTCTATACCAACTGGCATGTCATACTCTATGCCATACCTACGTTTCGTCTCACTTGGCAAACACAACATAGCTTCAGATAATACTTTGATACATTGCTCTTCTTCGCTTGGATGCACATCAAGAACGATGGAATCATGGACTGTGTTGCATATAACTGACTTCATTTCTTGCTTTCTCATCAGTCTATCTAGCCTTACCAACGCAATAGGCAATAGATCAGCCGTAGCGAACCCCTGAACAGGGTAATTACATATAGCAGTACGATTGGTAGCTGAACCCCATTCTGTCCACCTAGCGTCAGGAAACGAGTATTCTCGACCAGACGGCAATTTAACGAGTTTTGTAGTTACGGCTTCTTTCTCTAGCTGTTTGTGCCACTCACTGACTTGTTCGTACTTTTCTTTGAACCTTTGATAGTATTGTTGCTGACTACGTGTGCCACTCACACCACCGTACAAAGGTTTGAATGTGTGTGCTTTTGCTTCTTGTCTAGAGCAACCTATAATGGATGCTGTATAGCTGTGAACATCTGTGCCTTTTTCTACATCATCATACACTTGTTTATCTTTTGCAAGAAAGCCTGCCACCCTAAACTCTAACTGTGAGTAATCGCCCTCAAGTATTTTGCCACCATCAAATCTACTTTCAACAACCTTACGTATGGCAAACGTTGAACCACGTGGCATGTTTTGAAAGTTAGGATTACGACTAGATAGCCTACCAGTTGCAGTTACACATTGCATGAACTCAGGATGAATAAAGCTATCATCGTCTACATTGTTTTTCATGCCTTCAACAAACGTAGACAGATAGGTACGCAAAGCATTGTATCGTACATACGCTTCACAGAACTCACGAGCATTACCGTCTAGTTCAGATAGCCTATCTTCAAGAGTTACCTTGTCTGTCTTGAAACCTGCAGATGCAGTATCCCTAACTGTGCGTGGTATAAGCTTGAACCCTGCCACCTCGCCAGTAGATGTGTAGACCACGCCCTTGCCTATACAGTCCTTGCATATACGCTTGGCTTTACCAATGCTTCCGTCTTTCTTTAGTGGTGTTACTCTCCCTGATCCGTTGCACGGCTGACACTGACGACCGATAGTTTTGTACACAATGTCAGTCATACGCCTAACCGACCGTACAAAATCTGTATTCTTCATGCGAGTTCGCATCTTTGGTTTGATTGTGTTGCCACGCATCTCGTGTCCTAGATTGAATGTCATCGACCACAATGCTTTGTCTTTTACTTTGCGAGAGTAAAGCAACATGCTTTTGTCGTCAGGACTGGCTAGGTTGATAGGTGTGTCACCCATAGCTTCTTTTGCCAACTCATTCAGTCTGTTCTCCAAGACGTGCATTTCATCTTCGTATTCTTTTTCTATTTGGTCTAAGGTATCTAGATTAATCTTCAATCCGTTGTGTTCTATCCTAGATAGCACATCAGTCATTTCAAATGACAGTTTCAGTGTCTGTTTCATATAGTTCCTCAAATGTTAAGCCAAAGGCTTCTAGTTGTTTTACTGCAACCTCTTCTGTTGCAATCACGTCTGCTATTCCATACTCTTCTACTATCTCTGCAGGGATGTCGAAGAACGTTTTCCCCTCTTTAAGATACGGTGTAACCAAGTCCGTTTCTTTTTGGGTAACGTTATAGCGTTTTGCAAGAGCATCAAGTGCCAAAGACCAACGCCTTCCTTTCGACCGAAGATATTCTGCAACCATCGTATCATATATCACTCCATCATATTTAAATCCACATGCACGTAACCACATGATGTCGAACTTTATGTTTTGTCCGACAAGCACGTCAGTTTTGTCCAAGTCATTTTGTATTTTATTTACGGTTTCTGAATTGTACCACGTGTCTTTATCTTTGTGGTAGAAAAATTCATAGTTAACATCTTGGTTTAACAACCACTTCCAACCTATTGATACCAAACGGTTATTGAAGTAAGGCAAAGCAGTAGTACCACCACCTTGTCTGTCCTTGTGAGTAGTTTCTACATCTAAAGTTAACACGTTCATTAGTAGTAAACTCCTCTTGCGATATCTATTTGGGCATTGATCATACCATGCCACCCATTGATTTTATTTTTAGATATACAGATATGTCTGACCACGTTATCCACTTCACTTGAACCAGTCTTACCTATGCCGATTATTATGTCGGCTTCTCCTGCCTTGCCAGTCTTTGAGTTATCTAGCATAGCATAGTCAATGAACTGTCTGTCGTGAGCATCGTAACTGGCTTGACTTACTGCCCAAACAAGACACGTGTTACGCTTAGCTATCTCCCTTGCAGATACATAAGTTTCCTTGAGACGCTCATCGCCACGATTGTATTCGCCTTTTATTCTGAACTTATCTAGCTGATCACAAAACATTATGTCAGGTTTGTTTAGCTTAGCGTACTCATCTACCTCTTCGATAGATGTACCCACCGAATCCATGATAGTCAGATATGGTTCTATCTCTCGTTTGTACACCTCAAGCAATTCAAACCGTTGTGCTACCATATCTTCTTTTGTCAGTTCAAAGTATGACTGTATTATTCTTAATTTTATGCGTGCAGCAGGTTCTTCATTTGCCCAATACACCACTTGAAAACCCTGCTTTATGTAAGATGATGCAAGAAAGCAACAAAACGTTGTCTTACCTACTTCAGGTCTTGCAAACAAGATACCTAAGTTGCCACGATCTAAACCTTTGATGTTCTCATTTATTAAGTTGAATGTGAATGGAAAATCATTGTCGCCTGCCACTTCTGTCAGCAGTTCGTTTAGATCTTTGTCAACCACAGTGTAAGTTGTTTTGTCACCTATCCTGCCGTCATCTACACTTTCGATCAGCTTCTTTAACTCACCGAACTCATCACTGTCACCAGTGAATATGTCTAAGGCTTTCTCACCTATCTGTCTAGCTTTGTCACGTAACCACAGATTGTTTACTATGTCAGTATGTAACTCATCACTTTCTCTTGGTGCAACGAGTTGTTCAACCATCTCTTGTACACGCTTACGTGCAGAGTCAGGCATGGCAGGATTACGATCATTAAATATTGTTGATAGTTCAGACACAGATAAACTACGATTGTACTTCGTGTGTGAATAGACTATCGTGTCAAATATATCTTTTAGTTCATTGTCGAACATAGTCCGATCAATTTTATTTTTTACTTTGTTGAAGAAGTCAACGTTGAGACAGAAACCTAATACTTGTCTGTCAATCGATATAACGCCTGATGAACTCATTTCTTTCCCCTCTTTCCATATCTTTCAAATCTTTGTTTAAAACAATTAATTTAGTTGGAACATAGTTCCGTAGTTTTCTCATCATAATGTATGCCTTAGATGTTGCATCTTTGTCAAGAGCAACAAATACTTTTTCATATTTTTTTATTACATCTACATGCTCATTTAGTAATGTAGTTCCCATTAGGGCGATCCCCTGACCAATACTTGCCACACTGCAAGCACTAGGGCAATCTTCCACAACAAAGGCAATAGTACCTCGACCACAAATATAAGGATACTTGCTATTTCCATATCTTCTCCATTTTGGTTTCCTTTCATTTAAACTCCTACCAGTTGCATCAACAATCTTGTTGTTGTGTTTAACTAGATAGACTACTCTCTCTTGTTGAAAGTCGTATCGTATGTCTGCTAATCCATTTAGGTAAGCATCATACGATCCAACTCTCTTAACATATGCTTCAGCTTCTTTGCTACGTGAAAGCGAAACAAACGTATCTGGAACGACAAACTCTGTGTCGCTTGTCTGTTTAGTAAAGCGTTCCTTAAATGCAACCTTTGAGTTCTCTTTTGTAAGTTGCACTCCAGTTGAACCTTTTGTGTGGCAATCAGCGTGAAAGCAGTACCACAATCTTTCAAATCCTGTATCTGTTACACTAAAGGTGTTATGCCTATGACACATAGGGCAATCACCCCTATAACGCCCATAAGATACAACATGTAAGTTTCCCACATAATTTCTTATCCATTCCATTTCTGAACCCTTACTACACAATAAAAATAGTGTCAAACAAAAAAATAATTTGACGTAATTTTAAATCCGTGATATGTGTGTGAAACCCTTTGGGAGATACGCTATGCCTAGACCAAATAAATTATTTAAAGAAACAATGTCATACAATTTGACAATAGAAAAAAAAGATTACGAGGAGCTAAAAAACTTCTCGACAAAAGAAACAAACACGTTTAACATGCAAGTAAGTATTGCAGATCTTATTCGTACATCTGTTAAACTTTACATAGAGGATTTACGTAAAGAATATGAAAGAAAAGAAAGACACAAAGACTGACATAACACAACGTAGCGATGGTATGTGGATAGTCGATGCCAAGTTGTCAGCAGTAAGAATAGGATTACAAGATAAAGAATTTGTCAAGCGAGGACACAATCTAGATTACAGATTATGGATTACGTGTTTTGTCGCTAAGTCAAAAAAGGCTTGTGTTGATTGGCAAAGAAACAACATGGATTACCTAGATAGGTTAAGTCAAAAGTATTCTGTGAATGTCAAACAATATAAGCAAAGCATCGGTTAGTTTTTTCCTTTCGACTAATCGATGTTTTGAAAGCTATGTTTTCTCCTTAATGCTAGAGGGGAGTGACCGTTAAAAGTCACTCCTCTTTTTTTTTGTTGACAGATGTTTTTAGTTAGTTGTATAAGTTACCCTGAGTCAACAGAAAGGAAATATTATGGCTAGGACATACAAAAAGAAAATACCAAACGTAACACACAACGGTATAATAAATGTGTGGGATTTTGTTTCATTTGAGGAATACCCAAACGAATATGGTAAAAGGATTTATCTAGATATACAAGGATTAGTAGATGCTTCGGAGCATGAACTACAAAGTAATAAAAGATATAAGAATTTTGAAGTTGAATCTTATGGTGTTAAAAGGTGGGGATGTTAAATGAATTGGCTTAATTTATGTAGTGGTGGCGAGATAGGTCGCCAAGCAGTAAAAGAACTAGGACTACCAGTAACTAACTGGTTTAGTTCTGAGATAGATAAGTTTGCTATCAAGGTAGCCAAAGACAATCACGATGACATAACTCATCTAGGTGACATAAAAAACATAATGAAGTTTTGGGATTGGAATAGGTTTCCAAAGATAGATGTCATTCTATGTGGGTCACCTTGTCAGGGATTTTCTGTGGCAGGCAAAGGTTTGAACTTTGAACACCCTCAATCGAAGTTGTTCTTTGAGTTTGTCAAGATATACAAATATCATTACAAACGTAATCCAAAGTTAAAACTGTTGTTTGAAAATGTCAGGATGAAAAAAGAATGGCAAGAGATTATTGTCAGCACATTACAAGAGATAAATCCTAAACTAAAAATGCACATGATCAATTCATCTATCGTGTCTGCACAGAATAGAGTACGTATGTACATAACTGATTTTGAGTTTGATATACCTAAAGATAGAGGTATCAAGTTAAAAGACATAATCGAGTGTGGTTGTGTAGACAGAGAAAAGTCATACTGTCTAGATGCTAACTATTGGAAAGGTGGCAACTTGCGAACTTACTTCGAGAAGTCACGTAGACAGTTGGTATTCAAAGATGGTTGTCAACAAGTTGGTGTAGCTGATCTGAATGGACATGACATATTAAAGCGTGTCTATTCTGTCGAGGGAAAGTCACCTACATTGAATACTTGTGGTGGTGGCAATCGTGAACCCAAAATACTTTGCAAGTCTGCTTCGGTAAAAGGTAGACGTATTGATCAAGATGGAGTACGAAAGGATAACGACAAGTCTATTCCACTTGTACAGACACTTGAAGTTTACGACAACGATAAGTCACGGTGTCTATCTACAGTAGACAAAGATACAGTAGTTTCACCATTACCTGTTGGTCGCTATCCACACGCTTATACAGATAGTGCTTTACAATGGCGTAAACTTACTGTAAGGGAATGTTGTAGGTTACAAACGTTACCTGATGATTATTGTAAATCTGTAAGCAACAGTCAGGGATACAAGATACTTGGGAACGGTTGGACTAACGAAGTCATTAAGTTTATATTGAAAGGAAAAGCTAATGAAAGTAAGTAAATTAATTCATGATTTACATGAAAAGGTAGAATGGCTTGAGAAAGAAAATATCAAGCTTAAATCTAATGTTTCATATTCTGAAGATGATCTGAACAGACAGATTACTAATCTAAGAATTAAACAAAGAGAACTAGAGAAAGAAAATGTCAGGCTTGTCGCCCAGTTGGAAAATGATGAACATAACGTTGGGCATCTAGACGAGAAGATGAAGAGGTTAGACTATCTAGAAAAGGTATTTGCTTCTAATCGTTATGTCTTTACTGATATACCTAACACACCTGAGAACTTAAAGATGGTCAAGATGATGAAGAAGTATGTCAACAAAAGAAGATACAATCTAAGATGGCGTGGTCAATATCTTGTCGATGGAGAAAACTGGAAACAATATCAGTATGGACAACCACTGTCTAAGTCGAAATGTATTCGTGTCTACATAGATAGCTTAACTCATGCAATCGACACAGTTGAAGGATTTAACAGATCTGAAGTTGGCGTGATTACTGAGGGTTTGTGTTTGCTCATTGATTTATGTCAGGAGAACATTAGGTCATGGGAAGATGGAGAACCTAACGAAGATGTCGATAACGAAAAGAAAACTTTAGAAATGTCAAAGCAATTACTTTCTTATTTTGAATCTATGCGACTACACCTTGAGAACTCTGCTTCAACACCTATCAAAGATCTTGTCAATATAGTTATACCAAAAGGTGACAAACCATGTCACACCAAATGAATGACAAAGTGTTCGACACTATAAATGACAAATGGTTTATGTTGGGTCTAGATGAATTTAAAGATTGGCTAAAAACACATAGGCAAACAGATGATGTTGCTGATAGAGTTTATCTAGCTCTAGATTATCTAGAGGAGAAGTGGAAACAAGAAATGCTTGACAGTTATCCACACATTTAGTAACACTCTTAATCTAAACAGAAAAGGGGAAACTTTATGCAAGTTAGAGATCTAATTAAATTATTACAGAAACACAATCTTAATAATGAGATTGTGTTTTATAATTTAGAAAACCATAATCTATCACAGTACAATTTAGAAAGCATAATTGAGTGTACACTATCTAAACAAACTGAGATCACTACAACAAAGGAGAAAGTTGATGAGTAATACAGATAGAATAAGAGCTTATTACAATCTGCACAAAAAGTGCTTCTCTGTACAAGATTACAAAACTGGTTTGGTTATCGAGCATACTGATAAGTTGTTCATGACCAATGCTATGTTTGTTGTCAGGAAATCAGGAAACGAAAGAGTAAAGAAAGAGGGCAAGAAGAATGTCCACGCTTTTGTAAATGGAATACGCCATGACAAACCAATCGACACTAACCATTGCAATAACTATGAGGTTAAATACAATCCATACACAATGGACTTTTTCCACTACAAAAGAGTGATGCTTGAATTTAACGCTTGGCTACCAGTTGATCGCCATTGGATCGGTAACGTTTGGCTTTTTATGTACGATAACAAACCAAACATCTATGCAGATATAGATAAGTTAGTATCACCAATTAGCTATGACAAATCAAACGACACTAAAGGTGAACCAATTAAGGTAATCCAAGATGGTAATTGCACCAAAAAATACTATGAGGGTGGTGGCTTCGCTATGAGTATAGATCTTGAAAAATCAGGATATAATGAATTTTTAAGGAAGAAAAGAAAGCAGATAGAAAATAAAAAGAAACTTCTTGCTATTTAATCTAGATAGTTTAGAAGAATAAATATGTTCAATTTAAATAGATAATGAAAGGAAACTTAAATGAACTATATTGCTAATAACTTCAATCATGAAGTAAAAACTCATAGAGATTATACTGATGTTAGTTTTTATGAAGATAATTCCAAAATAACTAAAGTTGATATTGAATGTCTAACACCAATGTACGGTGGTGATGCTAGTCAGGATATATTAAAACCTACTAAATTAGAGGGATATTTTGGTTTATATAATTCTAGTTTGGATAAGTTATTAAACACTCGACCAGTTTCAAGTACTTATCAATTAGTTGCCCATCATGAGTTGTTTTCTGAACAAGCAAAGATACTTAGCCAATCTGATTTGCCACTAGATAACGTTACTATTAAAGATCAGCTTTACAAAGATGGATTACAAGCTCATAGAACTATATTTTTTCATGATCTAGAAACTACAGTTTCCAATAATAAAGATAAGGTTTTATCTAGAATAGATATTTTTAATAGTTGTGATATGTCTTGGAGCTTTCAAGTTTTCTCAGGTGCGTATCGTGATCTATGTAGAAATACTTTAGTCTTTGGTGGGCAAAAAGCATACCATCAACAAGCTAAGCATACTAGAAACTTATCTACTACTGCTCTTATGACTAAGGCAAGTATAGGTTTGGAGTTTTGGAATAACCAAAAGGATACTATGCTAAATTGGAGAGCTAAAGATATGAGTTTGGAACAGTTTGGACAGATCTTAAAACAAACTATCTGTAAAAAGAAATCCAAATCAGCAGAACTTAATTTAACCAATCCTGTAAATGAAACTAAGCTTAATTATTTATTGGATAGGTTTGAAAAAGAAACGCCTGATCTAGGTAAAACTATGTGGGCAGGATATAATGCCTTAACACATTGGGCAACTCATACTGATGAAACTATCGAGAAAGAAATCGATAATAAGTTAGTCAAGATTAGATCAGGTAAATCTACTGCTGATAAACCAAGCGTTCAAAGAACAAGAAATGATGAAGTAAGAACTGTCATTGAATGTGATGCTTGGAAAGAAATGGAGATAGCTTAACGTGAAAGGCTTAACTGAAACTATGGGAGTATTAATGTTCATTTGGAGAATATTAATACTTCTTCTTATCGTAATTATTTTGTATGCAATTTTTATTTAATGAAAGGAAACAAAATGAAAAGTAATCATGTAGATAAATCACAAATTAAAGTTTGTGTTATTTGTGCAGAAACTATTAAACCAAAGTTTCTTGGTTTGGATAATGACGGCAATAATCATTATTGGTATGGTGGAAACAATGCCCAACCAGTCGCTGACGGTGTGTGTTGTGATCATTGTAATAAGACTGTTGTTATTCCTGAAAGAATGACAAATATTCTGATGTCAAGAAACTTAGATAATTTTAATAAATTGATATAGGAGTTAACATGAATACATTAACCAACATTGACACAACTATTGATGCCATCAAAGAAGTGTCAAGTAATGCACTTTTAAAGCATGGCTTCAGCAGATCACGTCAACGTATATTTGACCTATCAAAAGAACTGGATCAGGCTTGGCAGAACTACAAAGTTATACATGGTAGGACATATTACAAAGAGCTAGTACTATTTGTAATTACACGTTCTACAAATGGCTTACGCTATAACACCATAGCAAGAAGATCAGGATTAAAAAAGGTTGTAGTTCATGATTGTTTAACTGAGTTATTAAGAGAGCAATTAATTTATAAAAACTTGAATGGAAAAAAGCTTTTATACTGTGCAAAAAAATAACTTGCATTAAATAAAAAAATAAATTTATAATCAGGCTAGGTTAGGAATTAATCTAGCCTTTTTTAATAAGAAAGGAAGTCCAACGATGGAAACAAGAACTTATTTAATAAATACAGTTTGGGATTATTTTAATAAAGAACTCAAACAAGTAGATGGAAACGAAGTAACTATTCAATTTAAAGTTATGGATAAATATACGATGATTGAAATTATCGGTATTAAGAAAAGTATCGGCAAACAATTTACGTTTCAAATCATATGCCATAAAGACCAAAACATAACCATACTTGAAAATAAAAACGATCAAGTAGAATTTGAAAAACAACCTATTAATTCAAATGTGGATAGGGTGCATTTTAACCAATCATTCGAGCCAAACGCAACGTTTGGTTTGCATGGTCAATTAGAATTATTTGAAGAGGAAGTAAACTAATGGCTTATTATTTTCAATGCAAAGAATGTGGAAAGAAACAAACTTTCGGATTAACCAAACTATTTGAAGAAATACCTGAGGGCAAGAAACAAGAAGAAGAAACTGTTATTTGCTTTAACTGTATTTCAAAGAAAGTTAGGTTAAAAGGCAACTATATAATCATTTAAGAAAGGTATTTAAAATGCGTAATAATTTTAGTAATTTAATCCCAATATCAGTAATAACAACTATAGCAATTTGTATTGCATTATTAAGAACTATGATTTTAGATTTAAATGAGTTCTTCGGATATCGTGATATAATATTATTTATGGTTGTACAATTCGTATTAACTTTTAATATATATTTAACAATCGTACTAAATAGAAAGGGAAGATAAATGAGTTTAGTTTATGAAAATATGCCAAGTAGAGAAAAGAAATTAAAAGGTATTGCAAAGGTAAATAATTTCTTATCTCCAAGAAGTAATAAACCAATAGCAAATCAATTTAAGATTGTAATGCAAAATGGTTTAGAAGTATTTCAAAGTTATGAAACAATCATTGTTTTAAAAGATAAAAAGAACAATGAAATATATTTGGATAAAAACGCTTGGGATTATTCAAATACAACTTCAAGATATAGAAAGTTATATTTGAATGAAGATACCAAAACGACTAAAGAAAAGATTAAAAAAGGTATTTACATTCTTGAAGATCTGAATTAATACTTTTTAAATACCTCCATTAAAACGCCTTAGATTAGTTTCTAGGGCGTTTTTCTTTTAAACTGTCTGATATATCCTTAAATGATTGTTTCTTTTATGTATTCGCTTTTAATGGCGTTTGGTTTATTACTCGCAATAGTACGCTAGAAAGGTATAATCAAGGGTTTAGTTGTACAAGTTATCAATGGCAAAGCTTCAAACGTGTACACGTGCGTATTATGTGAAGATATTATAAAAGGTATTTGTCAAAGGTTTAGTTTATTGGGTGTGATTGTATGCCTACGGCTTAAATAAGATTATCAATGATAAAAAAGATATATTTTTATTGCGTGACGCACGCATGGGTCACCGGGGGCCCCCCTGTATTTGCATGCAATGTCGCCATATTTTTATGTGAAATAGTTACTTGTACAAGTTATGGTGCATCCCTTTGGGATAGCGTGCAAGGAATACCCTACGGAGGAGCGTACCTCTATACTAAGAACGGTTAATTTGGGGGGTATGGTGTATTTCCCGGAGGGTTACACTCCGATTGTACCCACCAATTCCTATTCTGTCAACAAAATAATTATTTTCTTGACGTAATTATGCTAAGTCACTATTATTAAAGTAACAAAAGGTCAACTAAAGCACATGCAACCAAGTATTATCTGAAGAATTAGTGTATTTGGCTTTATTTCTTTGATTTTTTGTCTAATTTAACAAGGAAACTCCATGTATGAAGCATTTGTACTGATTTGTTTGGCAGGAAAGCCAATGGCAGACGAATTTTGTAATCAATTACAAGACACAAGAGGGCCGTACATGACTCACGATCAGTGTTTAACACGAGTATATGAGATTCAAAGGGATTTACCCTTGTATAAACCAAGCATGGAAGCACGAGCATACCGTTGTGACAAATTTACTCCCAAAACAGAGAAGCAAAGAACGTGAAATAAGTCCTCAACAAGAGGAGTTTCTAGAAAATCTCTTTGAAAATGGTGGTAACGTAACTGATGCAGCCCTCAAAGCAGGCTATGCAAAGGGATCAGTGACGTGGCTACGCAATAGTTTAGCAGATGAAATAATCAGACGCACACAAAACGTGCTGTCTATGAACGCATTTAAGGCGGCTACACGCCTTGTAACAACAATAGACAACCCAGTGCCTGAAAGAGGAGACGATCTACGCTTCAGGGCTGCAGAATCGCTTTTAAACAGGGTTGGTCTAGGAAAACAAGAAACAACTAACGTAAATGTACAGGCTGTACACGGTATTGTCCTGTTGCCACCCAAGAAAGACGTAGTAATTGATGGAAATTGAGTGGTGGCAAGCACTCTTGGTCACAATGGTATCGATTAACACAACAATCAACCTTATTGTGTTCTTCAAGGGTAGGAAAGTATTTAAAAAAGTAAATGACAGAAGTTAAAAGGCGTGGTCGACCAAAGAAAGACCCCAACGCTCCCAAACAAAGATACAACTATTCCTCTGCAGTAAAAGCTCGTAAGCAAACACAACGTAGACTTACTGAAGCAAAGAAACGAGCAGCAAAGATAACAAAGCAAGCAGAAAGTAAAAGACGCTATGCCAGAAAACTCGAAGAAAAAATCACAAAAGTCGACAAAGCACTCAATCAAGACACGACTGCTGTTATCGACAAAACGGATCTGCAAGAGTTGCCAGACGTTGTTGAGCAACTGGTGGATGGGCGTGAAATTATTTTTCAGCCAAACGAAGGACCTCAAGAAGAGTTTCTTTCCTCAAGTGAAAGAGATGTTCTGTACGGTGGCTCAGCAGGTGGGGGAAAAAGCTTTGCACTTCTCGCAGACCCTCTTCGGTATTGCCACAATAGCAATCATCGTGGGCTTCTTCTTAGGCGTACTCTGGATGAGCTAACAGAACTTATTGACAAGTCACGTCAACTATACCCCAAAGCTTTCCCCGGTGCAAAGTTCAGGGAATCAAAGTCAACGTGGCATTTTCCGTCAGGTGCAACAATTTGGTTTACGTATCTTGACAAAGACAAAGACGTAACAAGATTTCAGGGTCAGTCGTTTAATTGGATAGGCATTGATGAGATAACCCAATATCCCTCGCCTTACGTTTGGGATTATCTCCGTTCACGACTAAGAGCAACTGATCCTGAACTGCAACAGAACCTGTACATGCGTTGTACAGCAAACCCCGGAGGAGTCGGAGGTTGGTGGGTCAAGAAGATGTACATCGATCCATCAGAACACGGTTCGACTTTTCCTGCAGTAGATATTGAAACAGGCAGACCTTTCTTGTGGCCCAAAGGTCACGAAAAAGAAGGCGAGCCACTTTTCTATCGTAGGTTCATCCCTGCACGTTTGACTGACAATCCATACTTGTTGGCTGATGGACAATACGAAGCGATGTTAAGATCACTACCTGAAGTCGAGCGTAAGAGACTTCTTGAGGGTGACTGGGAAGTGACAGAGGGTGCAGCCTTCCCTGAATTTAGTAGGAGTAAACATGTTACACCGAGTTTCGAGCTTCCACCGAATTTCCCCAGAATACGTGCCGCTGACTATGGGTATGCGAGTCCTTCTTGTGTCCTGTGGGGTGCTATTGACTGGGATAACAATATATGGGTTTATCGTGAACTGTACGTAAAACAGTTGACAGCAGAGCAACTAGCCGATAGAATACTACAAGTAGAACAAGAAGATCCGACACCACACTACACTGTACTTGACTCCTCGTGTTGGAACAAGACAGGGTTCGGCCCATCAATAGCAGAGACAATGATGAGATGTGGCGTACGTTGGACACCATCAGACAGGAACAGACTTCAAGGAAAAATGGAAGTACATCGTAGGCTTGCTGATGACCCAAGAACAGAAGAACCTAGACTACGAATATTTCCGAACTGTGTTAACCTTATCAAACAATTATCAGGTATACCTCTTAGCAAAACAAATGCAGAGGATGTGGACACAAAGGCAGAAGATCACGCATACGATGCACTGCGATATATGTTAATGACAAGGATGACAGGGTATGTGTCAATTCATAAAACACTTAATGGTATTAAGAGTCAAGTCTATCAAATGCAAGACCAAACATTTGGATATTAATAAATGGCAGAAGTAACACAAGATATGACACTAGGGCAGGCTTTGGATCTTGCTCAAAGTAGAGCAACTGAAGCTAATGAAAAAAATGCAGCTAAAAATGTTGGTCAACTTAAAAATGCTATATCAAAAGGTAAACTAGGTGAAAACGTAAGTTTAGAAAGTCCTTACTTTAGCACAGTAAAAGGTAAAGATTATCTAACTAATATACAAGCAGGTAAAGGTAAAGTAGAGACTGACTTCTATGTGAAAGCTCAAGCTCTAGAAAAATACACTAATCAAGCATTAGTTGAATCTGGTCTTACTGATCTTACCACTAATGTCACAGGTGCTACAGGTCTAGCAAAAGATGTTGGTGCTAAAGGACAGCTTCGTGGTGAACAAGCCATGAGAGGTATGATACCTTTTGAAGAGATAGATAAAATCTACGCTCAAGGTTTCAACGAAATGAAAGGTGACAAAGCAGTAAGTGATGCCACCAAAGATTTTCTTATATACCATAGATACACAAGTCACAGAGTTGGAACTATTTTAAATGACACGGAAGATTACAAATCTTTAAGATTGTCTGATGTATCGATAATCACAGGTAAAGATGGTGAAACCTCAGTTTCAATAAAAGGCGAAGTCAGAGGTAAAAAGAAAAGATATGCTACAACTTACACTGGATCATTTGCAGAATTTTTAAAAGGTGTATATAACAAAGCTAAGTCAGCAAACCCTGACATGCCAAACTCCGAAGTCAAGTTGTTTAATACAAGTCAAACAAAAGTAAATCAGGCGTGGAAAAAATATTTACTTCCTAAATTTTTAGATCAACATGAAATATCTCTACCTGTGGATAGAAAAGGTAAGGTAGTCACAGGTCTTACAGAGATAATACGATCAGCGAATATTGAAGCACTTGAAAGTGATTTAGGACTTGCAAGCAATCTTGGTGACGATTTCATGGGTCACACAGCACAAGGAACAAAAGCAAAGTCATACAAAGTAAACACACCAGAGTCAAAGGCTATTGGTTCTATTACTGAAAACATGGTGAAAACTTCTGCATTTAATTTAGGAGCAGGTACAACTAACAACTTGTTTTCAGGGTATGGTTTAAATATACCTACACTTGACGTTGCAAATGAAGGTGTAAAAGTATATGACGGTCATAAATCTGAATTTAGATTTAATGCAGATGCACTCAAAGAAGTTGTAAAACCTAGACTTGCTACAAAAGAAGAAATAGAATTACAAAAACAAAAAGCTATAACAGGTGCAAAACAAGAAACAGTTTCACAGTTAGATCTTGATATACAGGCTCAAAAAAAGGGTTTAGAACTAGATGAAATAAAAGCAGCTAGAATACCTAAACAACAAGAAGCTTTAGTAAAAGAGATACAAGAAAAAGAACTAAAAAGTAAATTAAAGAAGCAATTAAAAAAAGAAGGTAACTTAATTCCTAATCCTGAACTTACGATACCTGAAGACGATGTAAAAAAATTAAAAGCACAGGGTCTTTGGGATGTTATAACAAAAGGATTAAAGATGTTACCACCTGTCGCTGCAGGCATTGTATACGCAGAACAAAAACAAGCAGGTGCATCAACTGGTGAAGCGATAGCGTACGGTGCTAGTGAATTTTTGCCTATATCAGCTTCTGATGTGGACATGGCAGGTGCATTTGCAAGAGAAGCACGTGAAAAAGGATTACCTGAAGCATTAGGCATAGATACAGAAAAAACACAAGCTATGAATGTGATAAGGAAACGAAGATTAGCTGATAGAGTTAGACAAAACACATCAGTTACACCACCCCCTCAAGAGGGATTTATAAATAGAAACCAAATGGGAGAATAAAATGGCAGACAATCTTAATCAAGGTGCAGCCTATATAATGGGATCAGACAAAGTATCAGTTGATGATGCTCAAGGTTCTGACAAGCTATATAGAGAAGGTCTTGAGTTTACTACTGAAGTAAAACAAGATGCGTTGCAAGTTGACATGCCAAAGAAGCAATCAAAAACAACAGTTGATCCTGCTTTATTTAAAATGGCTGACGACAGAAACTACTTCTAATTTGAGGTAAATCATGGCTGATGATAATTTTCTTCAACCAGAAGATGACTCAAGCGTATCCGTAAATAATCCTTCCGAGCAAATGCCCGGACTTGCAGGATTTATTAAGACACGATTTGAGGATTCTGAAAACGGTAGAAGATCATACGAGTTAAGATGGTTACAAGCTTATAAAAACTTTAGAGGTATATACGACTCCACGACACAATATCGTGACTCTGAAAGATCTAAGGTATTTATAAAAATAACTAAAACAAAAGTGCTTGCAGCATACGGACAGATAGTAGACATACTATTTGCAAACAAAAAGTTTCCGTTGGTTGTAGAACCCACTCCAATACCAGAAGGTATTGAAGAGTTTGCACATATGAAAACACCTCTTGACGAGATGACAGATCCGTATGGATTTGAAGGAGACGGCAACGAGTTGATGCCGGGTGCTTTGTCGATCAAACAACCACACAAGCTAGGAACTTACGGTGATGAGTTTCCTGACATGTTGGCAAAAGGTCCTGCAAAGTTAGGTGAACCCCAAGTCAAACCTGCACAGAAAATGGCGATGCGTATGGAAAAGTGCATACACGACCAGTTGCTTGACAGTAACGCAGTCAGTGTATTTCGCAAAGCTATATTTGAATCAGCTTTACTTGGCACAGGTATCATAAAAGGTCCATTTAATTTTTACAAACGAGTACACAACTGGGGTAAAGATGAAAATGGTAACAGAGTTTACGAGCCGTACGAAAAGGTAGTACCTCGTGTTGAAGCTGTATCTGTATGGGATTTTCATCCTGATCCATCTGCAACAAGCATGGATGACTGTGAATATGTAATACAAAGACACAGAATGAACAGACAACAGTTACGTTCTCTTGTTAAAAGACCTTACTTCGATGCCCAAGCCATAGAAGAATGTCTCGCAGAAGGTCCTAACTACGAGGACAAATACTACGAAGATACTATTCGTGAAGATGATACTGAGCCATACTACCAAGAAAATAGATTTGAAGTTCTTGAATACTGGGGATCTATAGATAAAAAGTACGCCAACGAAGTTGGACTTGAAGGATCAGAAACAATGTCTGAGTTTGATCAAGTTCAAGTAAACGTTTGGGTATGTGGTGGTATGATACTTAGATGTGTGATGAACCCATTTACTCCTGCGAGATTACCATTTCAGGCGTTTCCGTTTGAGATAAACCCATATCAACTTTGGGGTGTAGGTGTCGCAGAGAACATGGAATATTCACAAAAGCTCATGAATGGTCACTATCGTATGGCTATTGACAACTTAGCACTTGCAGGTAATCTTGTATTTGATGTCGATGAAGCAAGTTTAGTACCCGGTCAAAATATGGATATATTCCCCGGTAAGATATTTAGACGACAGTCTGGTGTAACTGGTACAGCGATCAACGGACTAAAGTTTCCAAATACTGCACCAGAGAATATACAGATGTATCAGATATCACGACAACTTGCCGATGAAGATACAGGTATACCATCCATACTACACGGACAAACAGGTGTGACTGGAACTGGTAGAACTGCTGCAGGACTATCTATGTTGATGGGATCAGCAGGATTGGCTATGAAAACAGTCATAAAGAACATAGACGATCATTTACTAAAGCCACTAGGAGAATCACTCTTTCAGTGGAACATGCAGTTTAATGAAAGCATGGAAGATATACAAGGGGATCTTGAGATTAAACCTCGTGGTGTTGCTGCAGTCATGCAAAAAGAAGTACGCACACAAAGACTAACAGCACTACTACAGACAGTTGCAAATCCTATGCTTGCACCTTTTATAAAGATACCAAACTTAATAAAAGAGTTAGCTATAGCACAAGATATTGATCCTGACACATTAGTCAACGATCAAAACGAAGCACAACTGTATGCAGAAATGTTAAAAGGAATGATGGCAAATGCTCAACAAGGAACAGGCGAAGATGGTGTCGCCAGTGGTCAACAGCAAGGAATGGAACAATCTGGTGGAGTACCTCAACAGCCTGAAGGAACTGACAGTCAAGGGAATGGTAACGGCACAATCGGAGTCGGAGCTACGCCAACTGCAGGGGAAACTGGCTTTACTGGAAATGCTCCTCAACCTGAAGAGTAATTATGAAAAGGTAATTAAAAATGGCTGAAGAAGATAATAAAACTGTAGATAGTGGGTTTGTACCCGGTCGTGCTTTATCACAAGATCAATATACTTTTGGTAGACCTGATTTCTACAAAGATTATCTTAGCTTGTCAGGTATTGATGTACGAGATCCTGTGGATGATGGTGATGACGATGACAATGATGATACATACACTGCACCACGAATTATACCTACAGAAGGTGGTGATAGTGAGCCAACAAACTTGTTATCAACACAACTTACAACTGGACTTAGAGGTGATGTAACTGGTACGTCAGGTAATTATTATGATGCAAAAGTAAAATCTGCAGACTTACAGTCTATGGATTTAACATCTAAGTCTTGGCAAGATTACAAAAAAGCAAGTGGTCTTGGAGACAAGTCGACCTTAACACGAGATGCAAATATAACAGGTTTGGGTTTGGCTGTGGCAGGCACATCAGGTGCAATGATAGGTGGTGCGTTACTTGGAGAGGGTGTAAATACTCCGTGGGGTATAGAAAATCCGGGTGCAGGTATGTTTACTGCAATAGGTAATTATGCCATATCAGAAAAGTACAATGCAACAAAAGAAGTTATTGCGGCCCAAGCAGCGTTTGCAGATCCTGATGGTAGTTTGGGTGTGGCAGGTGAAATATTTGCAGGACAAGATGTGGGTAACGCTTTTTACGTAGATGACACTTACTTAGTTAGACGACCGGGAACTACACAGTATATTGGAACGTTACCTAGTGGTTTAAGTAATCAACAAGTTTTAAATCTTGAAGCAATAAGAAATAATAAATTACCCAAGTTAAATGGTATCGGTGATGAAGATGGTTTTGGTGTTGGTGGAACAGGTGGTTACAAATTTAACGGTTTCTTTGTAGATGCCAATGGTCAAACATCTTTCTACGGTCCTCTTGCAGGAATAGAACAATTAGCTAAAAAAGACTTCAATGGTGATAAGAAAAAAGCAGAGCAATGGCTTACAGAGGTAAGAAGTTACAGAAACATGTTTGGTAGCACCATAACAAAAGAACAAGCACAAGCAATTAAAGATAGGTTGAACGCAGAGTCTGATGATATAACTACAACTACAACTACCACTGATGGTTTTAAGAAGGCAGGAGGTCCTCCGACTTCATACAGTCCTACTGCTAAAGTAAATATAACTCAAATTGATAGTTTTGACGATAATAGATTTAGTCCTCCTGACTCACGTTTAGATCCTAAATTTAGTGACTTTGCTCCTACCATGACGGTTTTTGATTCTGATGATTATGATAGACCAGTAGATCAAGTATATGATACAGACACAAGATTTTCTCCATCAATAGATGATACAGAGTTCACAGGAGTAACTAAAGGAAAAGCTCAAGAAGCTTTAAGAGAAGCTGCTGATCGTTCAAAAAGACAACAAGAGCGAGAGAAAGCTGATGCCAAAGCAGCACAAACTTATAGCTTTAGTGATGACGATTATGAAGCTCCTGCAGTGCAAGCTGATGATGTGATGGGTCCGGGGTACGGAGCAGATGAAGATGATAGTGGTGGTAAAATAGTTTGTACCATGATGAACCAGTCATACGGCTTTGGATCATTTAGAAATGCAATTTGGTTGAAATATGCAAAAGACAACTTATCTGAAGAATACCAAAAAGGTTATCACAGAATATTTTTACCACTTGTTGCATACGCAAAAGGCACTGGCGTATCAAACAAAATTGTTCGTAACACACTAGAACACATAGCTAAACACAGAACACTCGATCTACGACAGGAAATGAGAGGTGCAAAAAGACACACACTTGGCAGACTGTACAGGTCTGTTCTTGAGCCAATCTGTTACATTGTAGGAAAAGTATGAAACCTGAAGATATACAAAACTTACTAAAAGAAAGATACAGCAAAATGTCAGAGAATGATAAAGAAGTCATTCGTGATATGTATTACGGTGATGTATCAGGTCCTGTCCTTCGTAGGTTTATGGGTGGTGCTATAACAAATGGATTTAAATTACGTAAACCAAAAAACATGAGATTAGGTTCTATGGTAGTCAAAGCACCAAGAGTAATTGGTGGTTATGATCCCAACGCAAAACCACAAGAAACAGTAGCTGATGACAGACCATTTGAGGGTCAAGAGGGTGACTATATAATAAATGCTGCAGCAGTAGAATTTGCAGGAAAACAAGATATAGAAACAATGGTAGGCAAAGCTTTAACAAATTTACAAGAAAAAGGGGTTGACGTAGAGTTTGGAAACCCTAGAATAAGTATGAGAGACAAAGTAGATTTACTTTTATCAAAGAATGAAGTTTACATTCCAAAAGTTCTTGCAAAAGAAATAGGCTACGATAGATTAGAAAAGATAAACAATCGTGGTAAAAGACGAACACAAGAGATACAAAAACAAACACAACAGAAAGCTTATCTAGGCGGCCCAGTTAAAATGGCAAGTGGTGACGGTGTTACCAAAGCAGGAGCAAGTTTACAAGATATACTGCGATACTTTGGAATAGGTGGACAGGGGGATTTACCATCAGAAAAGTATACTCCTAGACCTAAAAAAGTAAAAAAAGATGGATTTATACCTAAACCACCAGTTATGCCAGAGGGTATGCGTCAACAAAGAGACAAAGAAACTGAAATTTTACGGTTGACTGAAGGTGCTGTAAATTTATCTGAAGGTGAAATTAAAACTACAGGATATATACCAAAATATAAAAGTGGTAAGGTTATAGGAATAAGTGGTGTTACAATAGGAAGAGGTGTTGATTTAGGTCAACATAGTGCTGTTGATTTAAAAAGAGCAGGATTTACAAATGATTTAATAAAAAGATTTAAACCTTATCTTGGTTTGAAAAAAGAAGCTGCTCAAAAAGCTTTGAGTAAAAAGCCTTTAAATATTTCTTCAGATGAAGCTAAATTCATAAGTGATCAAATGTTGCAATACAAAATTGATGAGTACAACAGAATATTTAAAAATTTAAAAGATGTTCCAGATCCTAAAGTAAAAGCTGTATTAGTTGCAGAACATTTTGCAGGAAGATTAGGCACAAAAGATTATAAAAAATTTAGACAAACTCTAGTAGACACAAATTATAATCTTGAGCAAGCCTATAGAGTGGGTGTTTTTGAAAATCCTAAAATAAAAGGAAGTGTATACAAGAACGCAGCGGAAAATTTATTAACGTGGTTTAACGAAGGCAGATCTAATATAGTTGAAAAACCTTTTCCAAAACCACCACAAGTTGAAACAAAAACAAAGAAAAAAGCATTACCTAAACCTAAACCAGAAGGTTTTATTAAACAAGATTCTTACGGAAACCCAATGATAGATCAGGGTTTCAGAGCGTAGAGAAGATTAGTCAGCTACCCACATGTGTGGCCCTGACAAACCGAAGCAGCTACCCACAGCCAGTGGCACTGCAATATGAGGTAAAAAACTATGGCAACACAAGTAAAGGGCGTAAGAGCCAACAAACCAAACGATTCATTTGGAGTAACAAATAACAAAAATCTTTATCGTGGTAAGTACCGTGACGATGTGTACAATGATGATGAAGAGCAAGTAGAAGAAACTCAAGACCCCACAGAAGAAGTGGCTACTCAAGAGAATAACACTTCAGGCGACAGTTTTGTAGAAGCAAAACAACAAGAAGATCACGACTACAAAAAACGTTATGATGACTTAAAAAAACATTATGACACAAAACTCAACGAGTTTAAAAGTGAGCGTGAACAACTTGCAAGCGAATTAGAAGCTGTAAAACAAAGGGCATACGAATTGCCTAGAGGTACTAGACCTCCAAAAACTATGGAAGAACTTGAAGATTTTAAAGAGAGATATCCTGATGTTTTTGAAGTTGTACAAACAGTCTCTAGTGTTCAAACTGAAGCACAAATTGCAAAGTTAAGACAGGATTTAGAAACTGTAAAGAAAAGAGAAAAAACTTTAGAAAAAGAAAAAGCTTCTGAAGAACTTCTCAGATTACATCCAGATTTCAACGATCTTAAATCAAATGAAAAGTTTTTAAAGTGGCTAGATGATCAGCCTGAACAAATTAGCGATGGTATATATAAGAACAATACTGATGCTAAATGGGCAAGCAAGATAATATCCCTTTACAAAGCAGAGATGGGAATCTCTAACAAGAAGCCTACTAGGTCAAAAGAATCTGACGCTGCCATGTCTGTAACAAGACAACAACCTAAAGAAGTCGCAACAAAAGATTCTACTAAAAAGATTTGGAAGGGTTCTGACATCGCCAGACTTAAACCGTGGGAGTTCGAGAAGGTGGAAGCCGAAATCGACTTAGCACGGCAAGAAGGGCGAATTGATATGAACAGCTAAAACCTCAAAAAAGGAGAGAGAAAATGGCTTTCGGAACTGCTGCAGGATACGGAAATTTACCTTCTGGTAATTTCGCTCCTCAGATATTTAGCCAAAAAGTTCTCAAATTCTTCAGACGTGCTTCGGTTGCAGAAGATATTACGAATACTGATTACACAGGAGAAATTGAAAACTTTGGTGACACTGTGAATATTATCAAAGAACCAACAGTAACTGTATCCAGTTATACAAGAGGTTCTGTGGTAAACACTCAAAACTTGGCTGACGATCAAATTACATTGACCGTTGACCAAGCAAACGCATTTGCATTTAAAATCGATGACATCGAAGAGAGACACTCTCATGTCAACTTTGAAGCATTAGCAACTTCATCAGGTGCTTTTTCTTTGAAGAGAAAATACGATGCAAACGTGTTACAAACTTTATCAGACGGTGCAGGTATTGCAGGTGCTGATGATGCAAGTTTATCAGGTGGTCTAACAACTACTAACTCAGCTTTAGGTACAGCATCTGCTCCTATTAACGTAGAGACAGATGACGCAGGTATCAACCTCATGCTATTAATGGCAAGAGTGCTTGACGATCAGTCTGTACCAGAAGAGAATAGATGGTTTGTTGCACCTCCAATCTTCTACGAGAAGATGTTTCAAGCAGGTAATAAGATTGCAGAAGTACAGGTAACTGGCGATGCTTCTTCTAACCTAAGAAACGGACTTGCAACTCCGGGTACACTTGCAGGCTTTACATGCTACAAGTCTACAGCTTTAAACAGCACAGGTGGAACTGACCAAGTAACATTATCAGGTGTCGCAACAGATGCTTCTGAAAATATTATTATGGCAGGTCACATTTCTGCTGCGGCTACAGCGTCTCACATCGCAAAGACCGAAGTGGTACGTTCAACTGAATCATTCTCTGACGTTGTTAGAGGACTACATGTTTTTGGTAGAAAAGTTCTTAGACCAGAAGCATTAGTTCGTGGCGTCATTGACTTCGCTTAATAGGGGGAATAAACTATGGCTACATATGATTTAACTCCTAATGGAGGAACTGCAGGTCATCCGGGTAATGTCGCAAGACCTTACGTGATGACTTCAAAAGTTCATGACACTGCAGATGGTGGTGCAGGAGGAGACGTCATTCAGTTGATTGATGTTCCTGCTGATACTATGATCGTTGCAGGTGTTCTCGAAGTTTTAGAAGCTAGAGGTAACACGCAGATTACTATGGATATAGGTATCACAGGTGGTGATGTAGACTGTTTTGTTGACGGTTCTACATTAGCTGCAGGTTTTACACCATTCTTAGAAGCTGCGACAGGTGCTTCAGGTTCTAATGCTAGAGTATTAACTTCAGCAGACACAATCGATGCGTTAATCATCGATGGTGGATCATCAGGTGAAAGTGCTGCCAGATTTAGAATACACGTTGTTCTAGCTGACATATCTGTAAACCCTGTTGAAACTGCTACAGTTTCTACTGGAACTTAAAAAAAATAGATTGGGGTGGGCAACCACCCCTTTCATATCTTATAGGGGAAGATTTTTAATGATAAAGGCGAGCAATGTTATTACAAATACTAACCAAACAAGATGTGGACAAGTGTTTAAAACTTTGTCCAAAGATGGAAGATGGTAATAAGACACAACCATTAGAAAGTGTTAAGAAGAATACAGAGTCAGTAAAAGTTGCAGATGAGGTAAGAAATCTTGTAGCTTCACGAATTGTTAATAATCCATTTGTTGACTCAGTAATATGTCCTAACCGTGTATCAGTAAACTTTTACAATAACTACACAGAAGGTGACTATTACAACAAGCACATAGATAGTTTTAAGGCAGAACCTAAAATGAATCATGTGTATTTTGATTATGGTTTTACAGTCTGTTTATCAGACGACTACGAAGGTGGAGAGTTTGTACTTGACAATGAAATAGGTGAAATACCTTTTAAATTAAAATCAGGTCAAGTTTTATTCTTTCCAATTATATACCCTCACAGTGTTAACAAAGTAACAAAGGGATCACGAAAAGCATTGATAGGTTGGTTATCTACCAATGTTAGTTACGAACAAAGTTTTGTGTTGCGTAACTTGTATGAAGTAAACGCTCATGCAATAAACAACAAACAACACAATTTAGCTGTTAAGTCTACACTCGTACAAAATTATTTAAAGAAACAGTGGGGTAGATAAAATGGCATATTTGATAAGTAACATACCACATTTTAAATGTTGGGTAAGAAAAGAGTTTACACACAATCACCAAATGTATCATGGTGAATATTTACACGGACTAGCAATAGCCGTAAACACAGTGCCAGACAGATGTCTAAGTTTTCAAGTTGTATTTACAGGATGTGAAAGTGATGACGATGAAAACGAACCGAACGTACACGGTGGTGCAATGTGGGCAAGGATGCCAATAACAGCACTCGTTGCTGATATACCGTACGAAGAGTGGCCGCAGAAAATGCCAACGCATTTAGCTCAGCCGTGGGATTGTAGCTCACATCATCACTCGATAGTGCGATTAGATAGAGTTAGTTCATCTCCGTGGATTTGCAAGATAGACGGAGAGTTTCATAAAGGACAATATCTATTTACTGTAGATTATACCGAAAGTGACATAGCAGATGATCCTGCACAACACAAACAAAGTCACGTATTGCAGTTGATAGACGCAGGAGATTGGACAGGCAACATCGTTGCTTTGCCAAACAACAGAGTAAGGGCAACAAGTCCTGCACTTTGGGAGACTGGGGAAGGTCCACCAGACTTTAGACCGAGCCAGTATATACACAATGCAGAAATTCACGAAACTTATCTTGATCCTGCAATAACATTTGATAATTTATATTCGGAGGATGACGAATGAAAAAGAAAAAAATGATGAAAGGTGGCGGCAAAACTAAAAAGTATATGGCTAAAGGTGGTGCTGCAGGTGGCATGAAAAAGAAGAAAATGATGAATGGTGGTGCTGTTGCCAAGAAAAAGAAGATGATGGGTGGTGGAGCTGCTATGAAAAAGAAGAAAATGATGGCAGGTGGTGGCAAAACCAAAAAGTACATGGCTCGTGGTGGTAAGGCTAGATAGTCATGACCAAGAAACGTGGGAGCATGAAAGGCTACACCATAAAGAGTGGTGACAAACGCCCTACCAAAAAGGGTGCAGGCATGACTGCTAAAGGTGTTGCCAAATATCGCAGAGAAAACCCCGGCAGTAAACTCAAGACTGCTGTAACTGGCAGGGTAAAGCCGGGGAGCAAAGATGCAAAGAGACGTAAGTCCTTTTGTGCTAGATCTGCAGGTCAAATGAAAAAGTTCCCCAAAGCAGCCAAGAACCCAAACAGTAGATTGCGACAAGCAAGGAGACGATGGAAATGTTAGCTTCAATAAACTTTTGTATGTTTAAGATATTAAACAAAATAAGTAACAAATTCTATACAAACTATGTAAAACAACTGCATAAGTCTCAAGGGAGGTTTTAGTGTTTACTGCTCTCATAGGTCCTATAGCAAATCTAGCAGGCACTTGGTTTGAAAACAAACTTGCGAAAACTAAAGCAGACGGAGAAGCAAAGGTTGCAGAAGCTAAAGCTCGTGCGACTGTTGCAGAGAAAGTCGCAGCAGGTGAAGTTGCATGGGAAGGTAAGATGGCAGATGCTACGGTGGATTCTTGGAAAGACGAATTTGCGTTAGTTGTATTACTTGCTCCTGCTATACTTGTGTTCATTCCCGGAATGAGAGAATATGTACAAAGTGGCTTTGAGGTTCTTGCCACGTTACCTGATTGGTATCAGTATCTATTATATATAGCTATATCTGCATCGTTTGGCATAAAAGGTGTAGGTCAAGCAGCAAAAATGTTAAAAAAAGGAAAGTAACATGGCAGCAAAAAAGAAACCAACTAAAAAGAAAAGTGGCTCAAAGCCAAAGAACCCAAAGCTTTACGCTTCAGTAAAAGCTGCGGCCAAGAAGAAATTCAAGGTATATCCATCAGCATATGCAAATGCTTGGCTTGTGCGTGAGTATAAGAAACGTGGTGGCACTTACTAATGAGTTTAACCAAGTGGTTTAAAGAGGACTGGCGTGATGTCAAGACTGGCAAGAAGTGTGGTCGATCTGGCAAAGAAAAGAAAACACGCCCATACCCTGCGTGTAGACCCAAAGCCGTTGCAGGTAAGATAAGTAAACAAGAAGCAAAGAAAAAGACAGGTCCCAAAGCTGTTAAGTGGTCTGTTACGGCATCAGGTAGAAGAAGAAAGAAAGTTGCAGAAGGTGGCATGATCCACAGAGGTAGAAGAGCAGAATATGAAGTATGAGTTAAGTGAATTTGTGAAGATGGTTGCCAAGCATGAGGGTATGGTGCTTGAACCTTACAAAGATAGTTTAGGCATAAGCACGATTGGCATCGGAAGAAATCTTGAAGATCGTGGTATCACAGATACCGAGTTAGACTACATAGGTAAGACACTTGAAGATATTTTAGAGGTAGGTCTTACTGAAGAAGAAGCTTATTATCTTTGCATGAACGACATAGCTATTGTAGAAAAAGAATTACTTGAAAGAAAACCTATTGTAAACCAACTTGACAAAGTGCGACAAATGTGTCTCGTAGATATGGGATTTAATATGGGTGTTCCTCGTCTTATGAAATTTGTTAAGATGTGGGGAGCTATCGAGGTGGGTGATTTCTACGAAGCAAGCGAACAGATGCTTGACTCACGTTGGGCAAGACAAGTTGGTAAACGTAGTAAACATTTAGCAGAGATGATGAGGGCAGGCTATGAGTGGACAGGATAAGAAGCGATGCGAAACTTGCGAATGTTACGAGTGCGACTGCGAGGATTGCTCTTGCGATTGCCATCATAATGATAGAGTTTCTACTGATCTTCATGATAGACGACAGGATAGTGAATCAGACACAAAGGTTTAAAAGTGTCGATGATTGTTTGTATTTTGCAGAACGTCTAACTAGACAACCTGCAATACCACACGAGGATGGAAACAAAAAGATAACAGCATATTGTAAACCAATAAACAGGTAAGGGGAATACCATGTTAGCAGAATTAGCTGCGGCCAACGCTGCTTTCAGTGTCATAAAACAATTCGTGTCCAACGGAAAAGAACTTTCAGGGTGTGCGAAACATATAAGCGATTTTGTATTTTCAAAGGAAGAAATAGAAAAAAATTTGAAAAAGAAAAAAGCTAGAGGTGCAGGTGGTGCAGACTTAGATGAATTTATGGCTCTTGAACAGATAAGAGAAAAAGAAGAAGAACTCAAGAAGATGATGATTTATCTAGGAAGACCCGGACTTTGGCAAGATTGGCAATCTTTTCAAGCTGAAGCTAGAAAGTCTAGACGATATCAAGAAAAGATGGCACAAAAGCGTAAAGAAGAACTTATGGAGTATTTAGGGTACGGTATCGCTTTTATAATTATAGTGTTCTTTGCAGGTTTATTAGCATGGTTTGCAGGTAAGTGGGTAGGTAGATTTTAACAGGTAAATGTTGACAAATCAATAGTCTATCTGTATAATCCTAAAAAGGAGTACCCCTATGAAAAAACTAGCCGCACAAGCACTAGCTTTTCAATATCAACTACAAATTGAAAATGCACAAGCTGTATTAAACAACAATAACGCAGCTTTAAATTTGATCGATCAAGCACTACACGAAGTCATAAATGCAAACGAAAAATTAAAAGTTTTGAATACTATGATGCAGAACGTAGTGAAAGAAGTAGAAAGTGAAAAAGAAGAAAAGAGATCCTAAAGTTGGCACAGGCAAAAAGCCAAAAGGTAGCGACAGACGCTTATACACAGATGAGAATCCCAAAGACACAGTTAGCATCAAGTTCGCTACACCTGCTGACGCTAGAGCAACGGTTGCAAAAGTTAAAAGAATCAAGAAACCGTATGCGAGAAAGATACAAATCCTTACAGTCATGGAACAACGAGCAAAAGTGATGGGTAAGACAGAAGTCGTGGCAATAGCAAGACGAGCAAAAGAACAATTAAAGAAAGCACGTAAGAGTGGGTAAGTACCAAGTAATCAAACTAAAAAAAAAATTTACGATTACTGATACCAACTGATACCAAACCTTACAAACTACTGACTCCACAACAAGTAGCAGATATCAACAAAAAACTAAATAGTCCAATTCGTAAAGCTAAAAAAAGAAAAGATTATTTAGAAACTAAAAAAGTCCAAGAGAAGCTAAAACATGGCGAGCAGTTATCTAGTATTAATCAACAACGTACTAAGAGATCTAAACGAGGTAGAGCTAACAAGCTCTAACTTTTCTGCATCAAGAGGTATACAAACTGCAGTAAAAGACTATGTTAATCGTGCAATAGATGACATAATAAATGCAGATACCGAATGGCCCTTCACAGTTGTTAACAAAACTTTTACAACTACTGCAGGCACACGTCTTTACACTAGATCTGCACTAAGCACAACAAACACAAAGACAGTAGACTTTGATAGCTTTACATTTCTTGAAGCTGCAGACAAGAAAGAGATTACACTTGAGTTTATAACTTACAGTGAGTATCTTGACAACTACCACGAACGAGATACAGATCCAACAGGTAACTCACGAGCCATACCAGTGTATGTCTACGAAGATCCACAGAATAATATTGGTCTGTCTCCTGTGCCTGACAAAAGCACATACACTGTAAAATATTATTACTATGCTACACACACAGCATTAAGTGCATCAACAGATGAGTCATCTATACCTGAAAGATTTGAAAACGTAATAATAGAACGAGCAAAGTATTATGCGTTTACTTTACGTGGCGAAGTGCAAAACGCACAACTTGCACAGATGCAGTTTGAAAGATCAATCAAACGTATGCGTGTAGAACTAATTAACAAACAACTATATATGAGAGCCGTCTAATGCCAGAGCTAAGTCAGACAGGTGCGTTTCCATTTGTATGTGAAGGTGGGTTAGTTCTTAACCAATCTACATTTATAATGAAACCCGGTCAAGCACTTGAGCTTCTCAACTTTGAGCCTGACATCGAAGGTGGCTACAGAAGAATAACTGGCTTTAGCAAATACGTTACAGCCGTTGTACCACAGACAAGTGCATCAAGTGAAGAGGTCTTGATGGTCGCAACATTCGGATCAAGTGTTGTTGCAGCGAGAGGTGAAAAGATATTCAGTGCTACTCCGGGTGGATCAAGTTGGACAGAGCGTGATACTGGTAGAACAAGTGCAGGAACATACACATTCCAAAGATTTAACTTTGATGGTAACGATAAATTAATTGTTGTAGATGGTGCAAATGCACCGACAGTGTTTAACTCATCATTTAGTGCAACAGATGTAAGTGAGAGTTCTGTGTCTGGTGCAAAGTTCGTAACTGCATTTAAAGATCACATGTTTTATGCAGGTAAGTCAAGCACACCACAAGAGGTTGTATTTAGCCAACCGTTTGATGAAGATGCGTTTAGTAGTGGATCTGGTGCAGGTAGCATCAAGGTTGATGATGTTGTAACAGGACTCAAGGTATTCCGTGATAACTTATTTATCTTTTGCGAAAACAGAATATTTCAACTTACTGGATCATCACTATCTGACTTTGCAGTCAAACCTGTAACAAGAAACATAGGTTGTGTAAATGGACAGACTATACAGGAATTTGCAGGTGATCTTATATTCTTAGGTCCTGATGGATTACGTACCATCGCAGGTACTGCAAGAATTGGTGACGTTGAGTTGGGTACAATAAGTTCTAATGTGCAAAGTCTATTTGATGCTAACTTATCTAACTCTGGTAGTTTTACATCTATAGTTATACCAAATAAAACACAGTACAGAATATTTTTTACAAAATCGGCTGTTGCAGAAAATTCTACAGAGGGCGTCATTTGTGTGCTTAGAGGACAGCAGTTTGAATTTGCAGAGATGAAAGGGATAAGACCAACAGCCACAGACACATTTGTATCTTCAGGAGATGTTATAGCTATACACGGATCAGGCGATGGATTTGTGTACAGACAAGAATCAGGCAATGACTTTGATGGCACTGCTATTTTAGGAAGATATCGCAGTCCAGATTTAACGATGAATGATCCGGGGATACGAAAAAACATGCAAAGGGTAATAATAAACTATGCACCTGAATCATCCATTGATGCAGACTTGTTTGTTAGATACGACTATGAAAGTAAAGATTCGGCACGACCTGCAGCCTACCCACTAGACTCAGGAGACATAGCGGCCTTATATGGAACAGCCACCTACGGAACAAGTTCGTCTGTATCAGGAACGTATGGTGGTTCATCACAACCTCTTGTAAGACAACCAGTAGAAGGATCTGGATTTGCAGTAGCTTTACGAGTGAATGATGGGGGAACAACTGCACCTTATTCGTTAAAAGGATTTCAGTTAGAGTATCAACTAGGAGCGAGAAGATAAATGGGAGCAACCTACACAAGACAATCTTCTTACACTGACGGAGACGTTATAACTGCGGCTCATACCAATGATGAGTTCAATCAGTTATTAGCAGCCTTCCAAGCGAGTAGTGGACACACTCACGATGGCACAGCCAACGAAGGAGGTCCTATAACTAAGCTGTTGGGCAACACGCTTACGTTCGGTGCAGGAACTGCAGGAACAGATATAACTGTTACATTCGATGGTGAAAGTAACGATGGTGTCCTTAAATGGATGGAAGATGAGGATTATTTTGAGTTTAGTGACGACATACTTGTTGCTTCTACAGAGAAGTTACAATTCAGAGATACAGCTATATACATCAATTCAAGTACCGATGGACAACTCGACCTTGTAGCAGATACAGAGATACAGCTTGCAGCCACAACAGTTGACTTAAACGGTAACTTAGATGTATCTGGATCACTAACATTAGGTGGCACTGCGATAACATCAACTGCTGCAGAGTTAAATATCCTAGATGGAGTTACTGCCACTGCTGCAGAACTAAACGCACTAGACGGTATAACCTCTACAGTTGCAGAACTAAACATTCTTGATGGTGTAACATCTACGGCCGCAGAGTTAAATTTAGTAGATGGTATAACTGCAGGAACAGTATCTGCTTCAAAAGCAGTTATAGCAGATTCAAATAAAGATATAACAGGGTTTAGAAATGTAACTACAACAGGAGATGTTGTTGTAGGTGGTGACCTAACAGTTTCAGGTGATGACATCACTATGGGAACTAACACATCAGGTAATTTACTTGTTGCAGACGGAACAAACTTTAACTCTATAGCAGTTGGTGACTTATCTGAAATATCCACAGTGGCAAATGATGATGTGTTCTTAGCAGTAGATACTTCAGGTGGTGGTCTTAAAAAGATTACAAGAAGTGCAGTCGTTGCAGGACTTGCTACATCAAGTGCTATATCAAACGTATCAGAAGATAGCACACCACAATTAGGTGGAGACTTAGATGTAAATGGTAATGGTTTAGTATCTACATCTAATGGTAATATAGCACTTACACCAAACGGAACAGGTGTCGTAAGAATAGATGGTTCTAATGGTATTGATATGCAGTCAGGCTCTATATCCATTAAGAACTCAGGAACTCAGTCTTATGTAGACTTTTACTGTGAATCATCAAATGCACATTATGCAAGACTACAAGCTCCTGCACACTCAGCATTTTCAGGAAATATAACATTAACTTTACCTGCTACCACAGATACAATTACAGGTATTGCAGCAACACAAACCCTTACAAACAAAACACTAACAGACCCTGTAATAACAAACATGACAGGTTCTACAATTACACTAGATTCTGCAGGAGATATAACTCTTGATGCAGATGGTGCAGACGTTGTATTAAAAGATGGTGGAACAACTTTTGGTTCTATGACAAATAGCAGTGGTGAGCTTGTAATTAAGTCAGGTTCTACACCAACAACTGCTATGACCTTTAGTGGTGCTAACGTAACCCTAGCAGGAAACTTAACTGTATCAGGTACAACTACTACAGTAAACTCAACAACAGTAAATCTGAATGACCACAATATTGTATTAGATAGTGGTAATGATACAAGTGCAGTTATCAACGGTGCAGGTATTACAATAGAAGGTGGTTCAGGTGATGATGCTACATTTAGCTATAACACATCAGGTCCTAAATTTGAACTAAAGCTAGGCTCAAGTCACGAAGATTTACAAGTTGATCAACTTATTGCAGCATCACTAGACATATCAGGAAACGTAGATGTAGATGGCACACTAGAGACAGATGCTTTATCTATAAATGGAACAACAGTTACGTCAACTGCTGCAGAGCTAAACATTTTAGATGGAGTTACATCAACTGCTGCTGAATTAAACATCTTAGATGGTGTAACTGCAACAGCAACAGAGCTAAACATCATGGATGGTGATACGGCTGCTTCTTCTACGACACTGGCAGATGCAGACAGGCTTGTAACTAATGACGCAGGCACAATGAAACAAGTAGCATTAACAGATGTAAAAACATATTTAACTAGTGCAGGTTTTACTACGGATGACCCAACTGCACTTGCAATAGCGTTAGGATAATAACATGGCAAATACATTCAAAGTAGTCACATTCGCTGCCGAGCCTGCTAGTGCAGGAACTCCGTACACAGTGTATACAACTCCGGGTAGTACAACTACAGTAGTGATTGGACTCATACTTACAAACATACATACTGCTCAAGTAACAGCCGATGTAAAACTCGTATCTGATACATCAGGTGGTGGTAGGGCTGCAACCAACGGAACAGCGTTTCTAGCCAACGATGTGCCTATACCTGTAGGTTCATCACTAGAACTGCTATCAGGTGGTAAGGTTATACTTGAAACAACAGATGCTATACAGATAGATTGCTCTGTAGCAGATAAGATATCAGGAACACTAAGCATAATGGAGATAACATAAGATGCCATACATAGGACCTCCTGCTCCAGATAGATTTGTAGCACCCAAAGCAGCCAAGCAGTTTTCAGGTGATGGTTCTACAACTGCATTTACACTAGACCATGCAGTAGGGTCTGATGAGGACATACTTGTATCTGTAGATGGTGTTATACAAGAGCCATCTGTAGCATACGCAGTGAGCAACGGAACTACACTTACATTTACTGCTGCACCATCAAGTAACTCAGGTAATAATATTTTTGTGTACTACTTGTTTAGAACAGTGGGTACAGTAAGCCACCCAAGTAATAATGCGTTAAGTGCGTCAACAGGTACGTTTAGTGATAATGTTACACTAACAGGAACTACTCCTACACTCACCATAGGTGATGCAGGTGCTGAAGATACAAAGATAGTGTTTGATGGTAATGCACAGGACTTTCACATAGGATTAGATGACAGTGCAGATTCACTAACAATAGGGTTGGGTTCAACACTCGGCACAACTTCACATATGGTGTTTGATGCGAATGGTCACATAACTCAACCATTGCAATCTGCTTTTTTAGCACATCCAACTACTACTATTACTAACCTTTCTTCAGGTCAAAATACTTTAACATTCGGCACTGAAAGATTTGACCAAAATTCAGATTATAATACTTCTAATGGAACTTTTACTGCACCAGTAACTGGTCGTTATAAATTAGATGTACACTTTTATATGTTAGCTTTGGATACTGGAGCAACATACTATGAAAATTTATTAATAACTTCTAACAAAACATATGCCACAATCATTGACCCAAATTTTAGTTCTGACTTAGACTATTATGCAATGTCAATTTCTACACTAGCAGACATGGATGCAGGAGATACAGCAACTCTGCGTGTAGACCAACAGAGTGGTACAGCACAAACAGATTTAAGTGCTAACTGTTTATTTTCAGGCTACTTAGTAGCATAAGCCAAGAGTGAAACAACTCAATCATAAAGGAGATAAAAAATGGCAAATCACACAAAAACAATAACATTAACAGATTTACAACAAAAGATTCTGTCTAATGATTTATACAATGACGTATCAGACAATGCAGGTGTAGATGCTTGGATTGATGGTGCGATTACAGGTAAGATAAACAACTGTTGGAAGCGTATGCAACAAGAGTGGACTACAAAGTTAATGAACGACAGTAGCTTCACAGACCCCATACCAAGCAACCAAGCAGACTTTGTTGCACTTGTAACTGCAAGAAGTGACTATAAGACACGCAAACAAAGAGATGATGCAAATAGCATAGGCTAGGAGTAACGAATGGCACTAACAAAAGTAATAGGAGCAGGTTTAGGTAATCTTGATGAAAACATTACCTTTAGCACAGCAGGTAAAGGTGTTCATCTTGGTGTAACTTCTGCTACTGCATCTAATTTAATTCATGATTATGAAGAAGGTAGTTGGACACCTTCTTGGTCAGCAAGTGGTGGTGGAAGTGGTACTTATAATTATCAAGTAGGTAGATATACAAAAATAGGTAATAGAGTTTGTATTAATGGATATTTAAGTCTAACAAATAAAAATACATTATCGGGAACTCTTTCAATGGCAGGACTTCCTTTTACTTCATCAAATATAAGTCAAGGCTATTATTCTGTTGCTATTTGGTGTAATTCAATGACTAATGGTGGCAGTGCTGATGGAGATTTTTTTCTCGAAGCGTTTATTGACCATAACGAAGCTAATAGCATTTTCATGTACACTTTAGATGGTGATGGAGGTGTTGCAGGAATAACAGATTCTATGCTCACTAACACAAGTGATTTTATGGTTAATTGTATGTATCAAACAGATTTATAGGAGAAAAAAATGGCATTAACAGAAGAAACAGTACAAGACAAAATAGAAGTAACAGGTGATTACAAAATAGTTCATGTGAGAACTGCTACAGTTATTAAAAGAGATGGCACAGAGATAAGCAGAAGTTTCTCAAGACACGTTGTAGCACCTAATGCAGACATAAGTGGTGAAAGCACAGAAGTACAAGCAATATGCAATGCAGTTCATACAGATGCAATTAAGACAGCTTATGCAAAACACTTGGAAAATTCAGGGATATAAACAATGCCGTACATAGGAACAAGTCCATCTAATGGAGTACGTAGGGTTCACACCTACACTGCCACAGCATCGCAGACCACATTCAGTGGTGCAGGTGCAGAGGGTACATCTTTAAGTTACAAAGACAGTA